TCAACGACCCCTGCCCTGTCTGTTTAGGAAATCGAGAATGGACTGTTCGTTCAGGTTGCCCTTGTTAACGAGGACCTTGTCAAAGGCGCTTGCTGCCTTGGAAACTGCTTTTGTCTCTTCGGAGTAGGCAGAGGCGAAACGAGCCGAAGGCGTCGGTGCGCGCAGGTAGTTGCCCTCTGGGCGCTCTATCAGGAACGGGCCAATTTCAGGAAGCACAACGAATTGCTCGCTCGCGCCCTGTCCCATCACAGGTGCCGGACCATTGACCAGCGGCATGGCCTGCAATGCCTGGCTCTTCTTTGAGCCGACCAGAGCAGTCTGAGCCGAGCCACCATAGGCGGGGCTCTGTGGAATTGGAATATTGGTTGCCGAAGCAGACGCGACCATCACACCGCTTGCAATCTGTCCTTCAGGATTGATGCCTGGATTGCGGGAGCCTTTTGGCGAATATGATGCCATGAGGAAAGGCATATCGTGACCGTCCAGCGGCGCGCGCCCAACATATTGAACGCGGACATTGGCTGTTCCGGTGGCCTTCATATCAAGCAGGTCGGCGGTCTTGCTGGAAACATCGATCAGGCGCCCCTCATGGAACGGACCACGGTCATTGACGCGAACAACGACGGAAGAGCCGTTATTCAGATTGGTAACGCGTGCATAGCTGGGCAGCGGGAACGTTGGGTGAGCCGCGGAAAGGTGTTCCTTGTCATAGGCCTCGCCATTGGCCGTCAAGCGACCGTGGAAGGCCGAGCCGTACCAGGACGCAAGACCTGATTTGTCGTAGTTCTGGTCTTCCTTGGGAAAGTAGCGGCGACCTTTGACGGTATAGGCATTACCAACGAGGAAGCGCCCGCCGCCTTTGGGAACATTCGCACCATCCGCAACCCGTGGGCTGGCCTTCACGCCATATTCGGATTCGGAAAAATATTCCTTGCTGCGCTTTGGCTTCGGCTTCGCATTGGTGTCCGACGTCGTGGAACAGGATGCGGTCGCCGCGCATAGAACGGCAATGCCGAGCCACTTGGCGCTCACTCCGGCTTTCATAACAGCAGATTTCAAATCCATGCCCCGCGTTATTATGGGCCGCCTCCGCAGCAACCCCTCTATACCTCGATCGTCATGCCCTCTGACATCGAAGTACCTAACAGCCCCCTAATCTTGCCCCTAACATGGCGAAAATGCGAATGCCGATAACGATTTCACTAAAATTGTAATTAACGTGGTTAACCAAAGGCTAACGCAGGCATCGCCGCAGTGACGCAGAAATGCCTCCTGTGACGGATTGACGAGCGGAGGCAAACCGATATAAAGCCACCCATAAGACGGATGGGTGTCCGAGTGGTTTAAGGAACCGGTCTTGAAAACCGGCGTGCGTGAGAGCGTACCGTGGGTTCGAATCCCACCCCATCTGCCACGTATGTTTCGCATACGTTCCTATATGTTCCGTTTTTGTATTGCGTGGCACGCCTTTTTAGGTTTCTGTGTTCCCATTCGTTCCTACCCCTTTTCATACAATCCCATGAAAAAGCGGGTACGGTTGCGGGTACTTTCAGAATGAAATGCGGGTACAGCGAGAACAAGCGTGCTGACAGACACAGCGATCAAAAAAGCCAAAGCCAAAGATAAACCGTACAAACTTGCCGATACAAATGGCCTCCATCTCTTTGTTGCCACATCAGGGTCAAAGAGCTGGCGCTACCGCTATTACTTCTCCGACAAGGAAAAACTGCTCGTTTTGGGCTCTTATCCAGAGGTGTCTCTCGTCGATGCACGGCGACTCAGAGATGATGCTCGAAAGCTTTTGAAGGATGGGAAAGACCCCTCAGCGCTGAAAAAGCTCGAGAAGGTCATTGGCCGGAAACAGGCCGCCGAAACCTTTCAGGCGCTGGCTGAGGAATGGCACGAACATACCAAGCCCACATGGACTGATCGGCATGCGTCAGAGGTGCTGGCGACGCTGAAGAGGGACGTTTTTCCGTTACTGGGTGATCTGCCTGTTAGGGCCATTGACGCCCCTACAATTTTAGGGGTTCTGCGACTTGTCGAAAAGCGTGGTGCCGTTGAAACTGCCAAGCGTCTCCGGCAGCGGATATCGGCGGTTTTCGTCTACGCGATCTCCTCCGGTCGGGCTGATACCGATCCTGCCGCAATTGTCGAAGGCGCGCTGGCACCGCTTGAGAAAGGGCGGCAGCCTTCAATCATCACGCTTCAGGGGGTTAGGCAGATCCTCGCAGACGTCAACAACACCCCTGCCCGCGGCTATACCAAACTCGCCATCCGCCTTCTGGCGCTGACCGCAGTTCGCCCAGGTGTTTTGGCTGAAACCCCATGGAGTGAGTTCGACGATCTCGATCCAGAGAATCCCGTGTGGGTAATTCCGGCCGCACGGATGAAATTGAAAAAGCGGTTCAAAAACGAGGAAGCCTACGATCACCACGTACCACTGTGCTCTCAGGCAATGGAGCTCATCGACGTCTTGCGGCGCGTGACGGGACGGTACCCATTCGCATTCCCGAACCTCCGAAAGCCAAAGCAGCCGATGTCAGCCAACACTATGGGGTACATGCTCAACCGGGCTGGCTATCATTCCCGACACGTCCCGCACGGCTTCCGGGCCTCGTTCTCATCGATCATGAATGAGGAATTTCCGCAGGATTCGAAGATCATCGACCTGATGCTTGCTCACAAACCAAAGGATGCTGTTGAGGGAGCTTATAACCGGGCGCGGCACGCCCAGCGCAGGCGCGAGATCGCGCAGCACTACGCTGACATGATCCTCAAGGGTGCGCCGTCACCGGCCCAGCTCATGATGGGGCCGATAAGAGTTGTAAAAAGCAAACTAGAGGCAGAGATAGTTTTCTCTGAGACCAAGAATGTAAAACGCGCTTGACCGTTGGCTAAGGATTGGGCGGTTGCATTGCATATTTTAACGTCCAGACAAAAACGACCTTTGCTCCGCACTCACATTTGACTGTACCGCTTGTATTTTTTGGCATGTTCTCGAGCGTGGATCGGGCAATCCAGTGGAATCGACCACAAATGCATTCGATTTGCTCGCCCAACCTTTCAAAATCTGTTTGGTCGCCATCGATTTCGACTTTCCAAGTTTCGGGACATTTGGGGTTAATACAACTGATGACCTTGCCCGCTTTCAATCCTGCGACGCGGCGACTGTTAGTTGTCCCACACGTGCATTCGAACGTCACCTCGCGTCCGACACCCGTGGAAAGCAGTGTGCCCTCCGAAATGCGTATGATTTCCAAAAGTGCTTTATCAACCTGTTTCCTGATAGAAACTAAGTCCCCAAATTGCGGCACAAGATCTTCTCTGTGTTCGGGCAAATGAGCATGCAGTGCGACCTTAGAGAGGGCGTTCCAAAGAGTTTGAAAATAAGCGGCCTTGAACCCGACTTGTTTTCCGATCTCTATATAAGTGTGCCCCTCGTACTCTTCGACTGTATAGGGTGACGTATCGGAAATCGCATTGGTAGACATAGAGATCGTGAAAGTCTCCCCAACTTCGGGATCAACTTCTTCAGCTAGAATTTTGATGACGTGGGCTGGCTGCCAGCGTCTGATCTCGTCATGTGAGATATAGCCGTGCAACATTCGCAACCGGTTATAGCAAATGTGCTCTATGGCAAGACGGCACTCGAGGGCCGCATATGTCAAACTTCGTGGAGTCCCTGTTTCAATAAGTCCTTGAATCGTAGAGATCGTGTCTTTGAAATTATTCATCCGTTGCCTCCGGCAAATCGCTTGGAGTTATGACACCATACTAAATGTTCGGCCACGGATAATATTCGCCACTGTGCCACTGGAGAGCGTGAGCGCCGCTACTCGCAATACATTTTACAGGTGCAGGCACAGTAGCCAAGCGACCAATATGATGCTTGCCACCGCGACGACTTTACCTTGCGGCTTGGCAGCCTCTTTTATGTTCCGTGCTCTAGGTCGCATCATGTCGGCTTCTCCCGATCTCCGCGTGACGGAGGCGAAACGCCTTCAAGATAATCTCAACGATAATGATACCGCCGATTCCGACTATAAACCCGCCCACGCTTGCAGATTGCTCTTCAGGTACGCTCAGTTTACCGAATGCCCATTGGAAGAAGATGGTTCCCAATGGGCTAAGGTAGTATGCAGCAACGCCACCGACGAAAAACTTGCGAAGGCTGGCCCACGGACCAGTCCATTCCATCGCAACGGAAACGGCAGATCCGGCAATACCGGCGAGAGCTACCTTGCCCTCGCTCGAACTGAGCCATTCCCAAAAAGTCATTCCGGCCTCACTTCTTTACGGCACGAATGACCGTATTACCGCCCATATACAGGCCAGCGTATGTCATGAAAATTGTGAGGAATGTTGGCATATCGAGCCCGATCTCTATCTGGATACTTGAGCCAAGAGACCATAGCAGCGCATTCAGGATTGGGCGCAAGGCGACGAACCAGGCGATGCAAGCCAGCATGAGCCACATCCCAGCTGGTCGCCAGAGCCACCCGAAGCCCGTATCCTTGTTCATCTCGGCAAGCATGAGACGGTTGGTTTCCTTCTGCTGCTCGACGTAGGCACTGATAAGCTCGGGCGCTTGGGTTTCGACACTCTGCACCGCGGCATCGATTTCGGACGGCGGCAGGTTTGGCAGCTCCTTAGGGGTAACGCCCGCCTGCGCGGCAATGGCGTCGATCACAGTTCCTCCCAGTTCGCCTTCCACTCCACCGACGTGCTTCTCGAGGATCGTCTTCACGGTAGATGCGCCGACACGAAGTGCAGCGCCGATAAGAACGGATGCGAGAGCGCTCATGCTGCTACTCCCTTGTAAGCTTCAGCACGCGAATCGGCAGCGCGCTTCTTTGCAATGAAAATGGCTGTCGCGATGGCGCCAACTGCGATGAGAGCGACAAGCACCCAAACCGTCGTCATGTCCGTCACAGAGGAAGGCTCGACCACCGGCGCTGAAGCCGGAGCCGTCGTTGCGGCAGCGGCAGTCGCAGCGGATTTCTTGGCGTTCGCTGACTGCTTCTCCGCCTGAACCGCTTCCGTCTTATTTTTTCCGTTAACCTGCGACGGTGAGAGACCCATCGCGGTAAGCGCCATAGCCACACCGCGTGCTTCGATGTCTGCAACACGACGTCCCCAGCCTTTACCGAAGCTCTTCCAGATTTTCAGGGACTGCATGAACGACAGTCGGGCTCGGCAGATCTTTTTGACCGTTACGCTGTGGTCATTGCTTCCAGCGCTAGACTTGAGCCACTTTTTGCCGCGCGAAACACCAGAATTGACCGATGCATCATGAACGGCCAGATCAACGCCTGGGAAAAGCTTGTCTGCGCCGCATGCTTCCCAAAACTCTGACCGGTAGAATTGAAGCGCTTGCGCCTTGGTAACGTTGCGAACTGGCGTCCGTTTCACCTTCAGCATGTCTTGGTACTGGTGCCAGCGCACCTCGGTAATGCCGTACATCGTCTTGCCACCGGGATCGTCGGGATGGTCGCTCCATCCTCCCTCCCACTTGGCTGTGATCGCTTGGCAAATCTCAAATCTGTCGGGCATGGGCGAGCTCCAAAAAGGGGGCCGCACTCATGCGCTAGCAATGAGCTTCAATATCATGCACCACGTGTTGCAACAATCCAGCATTTCCAGTAATTAGAAAGGGAATGCGCATGAGTGCTGATCCACCTTAACCGGAGACATGCACTCATGACCAAGACCGTGGTTGCCTTTGGCGATCCGAAAGCCCAGAAGAAGTGGTCTGGCGGGCTTTTCATTGACATCACCAAGAAGAGCTACTTCGACCGCAAATTCATCGGCACGTCCGACGAATACGCGATCCAGCGCCTTACCGATCTGGAATCGGAAGCAGGCGACACGATCACGTACGACCTGTCGGTCCAGCTTCGCAACAAGCCCACATACGGCGACAACCGCCTCGAGGGCAAAGAAGAAAGCCTTCGCTTCGCGAGCGATCAGCTAAAGATCGACCAGATGCGCCATGGGGTGTCTGCCGGTGGCAAGATGAGCCGCAAGCGGACGGCTCACAACATGCGCCAGATCGGCAAAAACCGGCTCTCCGATTACTGGTCCAAGTTTAACGACCAGATGATTTTCATCTATCTGTCCGGCTCGCGCGGCATCAATGAGGACTTCATTGAAACCGTGGAATGGGCTGGCCATGCCGAAAACCCAATCGAAGCCCCTGACAACGACCACATTCTTTATGGTGGCGACGCGACGTCCAAGGCGACGATTGATGCCACGGACATCATGTCCCGCTCGCTGATCGAGCGCGCTCAGGTTAAGGCACGCATGATGTCTGCCAAAGACCCCAAGAATGCGAACATGATGCCGATCCAGATCAATGGTGAAGCGCATTACGTCATGGTCATGAGCCCTTATCAGGAACACGATCTGCGCACGAACGACGCTGGTGGATGGCTCGAGATCCAGAAGGCAGCCGCGACTGCTGAAGGCAAGGCAAACCCTATTTTCAAGGGCGGCCTCGGCATGATCAACAACACTGTTCTCCACAGCCATGAATGGGCGGTCCGCTTCAAGGATTACGGCGCTGGCGGCAACGTCCAGGCAGGCCGCGCCCTGTTCATGGGCCGACAGGCTGGCGTCATCGCCTTCGGTTCTGCTGGCGGCTTCCGCTACACTTGGACTGAAGAAACCAAGGACCACGGCAACGAACCGGTTGTTGCGTCTGGCGTCATCGCTGGCGTGAAGAAGACACGGTTCAACGGTCGCGACTATGGCGTGATCTCTGTCGACACCGCCGCGAAAGACCCGAACGTCGCAGCATAAGGGCAAGCCCGGCTAAGTCCGGGCGACCCTCCCTCTTCAGCGGTCTATGCGACCATCCAACGTCAAAGGACTTTCGACATGGCGCTCATTCAGAGCAAATACGCCAAGGGCACCGAAGCCCTGTCTTACCCCTCCAACGCAGGCGAAGCGGTTGCTATTCGCTTCTCCCACCAGCTCACGGCTAACCCCGCTGCTGGCGATATCCTCGATCTTGCTTGCATCCCGTCCAACTGCCGCGTCGTAGACGTTGTCCTCGACTCGGATGATCTGGATACGAACGGTGCGCCGACCATGACAATGGACGTAGGAATCATGAGCGGCACCTTCGGCGATGAAAGCCCTGCCAGAACATGCGGCGCGGAGTTCTTCTCCGGGGCTAACGTCGCTCAGGCCGGCACCGTAGCGCGACCCACCCTCAAGTCAGCCTATCGAACGACAGCCTCAAACATTGATCGCTCCATCGGCATCAAGTTCGTCACGGCAGCGGCAACGTTCGTGCCTGGCCAAATCGGGCTGACGGTCTACCTGTCCACCGAGTGACCCTTCGGGCCGCGTAACACATGAGGGGGGCGGTAAGCCCCCTTTCCTTTAAAGGAGTGGACAATGAAAATTGTAATCGAATGCAAGACTGGGCACACCGTTCAGAGCCTTGGCGGAGTGTCATACAGCTTTGACCGAGATGAGCATGGGCGCTTCGTGAACGAGGTTACGAGCGTTCTTCATCGGTCTCTGTTTCTAAACCTCGATGTCTATCAGGAAGTGCCGCTTACGCCTGAGCAGGATGACGACTTGGAGATCCCCGCGTTCCTGAGTGGTGGAACGGAGCCAACGGAGCCAACGGAGCCAACGGAGCCAACGGAGCCAACGGAGCCAACGGAGCCAACGGAGCCAACGGAAGACGCAACTGCTACCGAGCAGCCAGTCAAGCCCAAAAGCACGGCCAAGAAAACGACTTCCAAGACCTCTACCAAGGTTTAACGTATGCCAAAGGCGAATGACATTCTGCGGAGAGCCAGCGTCCTTCTTCTCGACGATGAGCACACACGCTGGCCTCTCTCGGAACTCGCCGACTGGCTCAACGAGGCGGTGAAAGCCATTGTTCTGGCGAAGCCCTCCGCCTCGTCCCGCACCCTGCCCCTCCCGCTTGCCAAAGGCACCTATCAGGAGCTTCCCGCTACGCTCGATGGAGTGACACCGCTCCAGCTGCTCGGCGTGAACCGCAATCTCGTCGGAGATGGGTCAACCCGCATCGGGGGCCGGGCCATTCGCACCGCCGCTCGAGCGCTTCTGGACGCGCAGGAACCGAACTGGCACGACCCGGCATATGAGCCATTCCGAAAGGAAGTGCGCCAAGTCGTCTTTGACGAGAACCTGCCGCTCGAATTTTATGCATATCCCGGCAACGACGGAAATGGCGTGGTCGAGGTGGCCCTATCCTACCTCCCAGCACCGGCACTGCCTTTGGCCGGTCAAGACGAAACGACCTATGCGGCATGGGACGTCGAGATCGGCTTGCCTGAGCCCTATTCCGTCCCCCTGCTGGACTACGTCCTCTACAAGGCGTTCTCGAAAGATGACATCGCCGGAGATCCTACCAAAGCGATGTCGCACTATCAGACCTTCGCGGCAGCGGTTGGGATTAAGGTTCAGGCGGAATCGTCAGCCAATCCGAACAGGAGACGCTGATGCGCGATATCGACGTTCTTTTCCCCGAGGTGTTGATCCACGCTCCTAACTGCTCCGATCCTATCGCGCGACGGTACTTGCGCGAAGCAGCTCGTGACGTTTGCGACAAGGTAGACCTCTGGCGCGAACGCGATCACATCACGATCAGCGATGCTGAAGGCGCATGTCTGTCAACCATTTCAGACGCCGAGATTGTGAAGATTGAAGCCGCCGACTTGGACGGTGTGTCACTTACGCCCCAAACCCCTGAATGGCTTGATGACAATTACCCCGGTTGGGACAAGCCGAACGATTCGGGCGCGACGTCGCGGTACATCACCCAAATCAAGCCAGGAACGATCCAAGTAGTCCCACCCAACACCGGGAAGCTATCGGTTCGTTTCATCCTCAAACCGTCCCGCACCGCGACCACACTCCCTGATTTTCTCGTCGACAAATACGGCACCGAAATCGGCAAGGGTGCAGCGGCTCGCGTTCTCATGCTTCCGACGGATGATGGTGGTCCTAACCCCCAGATGGGAACCGTCCTGCAGGGCGAGTTCAACGACTTTCTCGACAAACTGCCGATGAAGGTTGCCAAAGGCCAGCAAGGTGCGCGCCCACGCACAAAAGGGAGCTATTTTTAATGCCTGCCAGCACTTACGCCGCCAACGCGCTTTTGAACCTATTTCTGCGCGGCGTTGCTTTTGCCGCGCCTGCCCGGATCTATGTTTCGCTCCATACAGCAGATCCCGGCGCAACTGGGGCATCTGAGGCCACGGTAGCCGCTTGGCCTGCTTACGTGCGTCTCGACGCCGCACAGGGCGCAGCCGTCGCAACGGGATTTTCGGCAGCGGGAGGCAAAGCTACAGAAAACTCGAAAGAGCTGCTCTATCCGGCCCACAACGGCGCGGCACCCCTCACTATAACGCACTTCGCGCTTTGGGATGCTGCGGCTGGCGGCAACATGATCTTCCAAGGCCCGCTGACAGCAAACAAAACCCTCAACCCCACTGACGAGTGCATCATCCACGCCGGCGACCTCGATGTGACGGTGACTTGATGGATAGTCGCGGTTCAATCAATGGCTCAGAGATTAACGCGCTGCCTATCAACGAGGGAACATTCCTCGTGGACTGTGCCGCCGTTGTGAACGTATCGGTGGCTCCAACACTGTCTCTCACTCGGCGCATTGTTTCCGCTGCATTTGCTGTTATCGCGGTACCAGGCGCGTCGCTGCTGACAGCGCGACGCTCTGCCGCTTCGATAATGACCATCGCTGTCTTGCCATCCGCTAAGTTGGTCCGTCGCGTCACGCCTCAGATGGCTTCTCAGGTCAGCGTCACGGCTACGTCAAAGCTTGTTCGCCGCGTCGCGCCAATTGGCTCCACAGATATCCGCTTGAACGCTGGCGCGCTGCTGTCGTGGCGCTTTATCCATCGCACCGAGCAGAACCGAATTATGAAGCTTGAGCGCCCTCGTCACTCGCTTGTGCAACCTGAGACACGTCGAATGAGCGTACCTGCGGCAAGAAATCAAATGATGGTGCCGCGTGGCGTGGGGGTAATGCCGTGAGCGATGTCATGACAAAACAACCCGCCGATGTGCTCGATTACGACGTCGATTTCGTGCGCTGGCTTCCTCCTGGAGACAGGATCACGTCAGCGCTGAGCATCATCGACGATGCGACCGCCCTGATCGACCGCACAGACTATTCCGACACTGCCGCAAAGGTCTGGATATCAGGCGGGCTTGATGGCGAAAACGGCAATGTCTCGGTGACGATAGTCACGCTTGAAGGCCGCACCAAACAATTCTGTTTTAATCTGAAAATCAGGGAGTGCCGCTGATGGCTCTCAAGCTAACTAACAACGCTGTCTCGACGCTGCCGGCATCGATTACGTCGGGCGCTACGACGCTTTCTGTTCAAGGCGGAGATGCGGGCAAGTTTCCAGTCCTGGGAGCTGGTGATTGGCATCCGGCAACGATCATCGACCCATCGAACAATATGGAGATCGTGCGGGTCACTGCCCGTGCGGGCTCAACCCTGACAATAGTTCGGGCTCAGGAAGGAACCACGGCAAAGGCGTTCGCTGCTGGGTCACGCATCGATGTGCGAGTGACCGCTGAGACAATTGGGTCGATTGTAGATGATTATGCAGCGCTCAACTCCGGAAAGGCCAACAAAGGTGGCGAGGTATTCACGGGCGGCGTCACCGTTCCGACGTTCGCGATTAACGGCCTCGATAATCAAGATCAGGTTCTAATGTTCCAAAAGGGGGGCGTGTCCCGATTCTCAATTTTCGTTGACAGCTTAGGCACCTTCAATATGGGGAAGTACGCCGACGACGGAAATTGGAATGGCGGCATCCTGAGTATCAACCGCCAGTCCGGTAAGATGACCCTCGCAGAGCAGTTAATAGCCCTCAAAGGCATCGACGTCAGAGGCAACGCGACATTTTTAAATGAAGTCCTCGCCCCGACTTTCGTTGTCAAAGAGAACCCCGGAAACTTCAGTATTCTCAGGTGGCTTCGTGGCAACCTACCCGCTTTCGACATAAGTCTTAACCCTGCGCAGGACTTCCAACTCAACACGTTCGCGAATGATGGCACATTCCTGTTCAACCCCCTCTACATCTCGCGGCTGACCGGCGTTACAACTATCAACAACATTCGCCTTGGCAACAAAGCCACCGCCGCAGACATCACAGCCGCAACCGAGAACAAGTTCCCCGATGCCAAGGCTGTCAAGGAAGCCATCGCGGCTAATGTGCCTCCTAGCCTGGGCGTAGCTCAATCTTGGCAAGACGTGGCGGCTTCTCGCTCTTTGGGGACCGTTTACCAAAATACCACAGGCCGGACGATAGCCGTGGCCGTATACACTTCGTATGGTACGAGTTTTGAGGTCTCCACAAACGGCACGACTTTTTTGCAACTTGGATATCCAATTTACGATGCCACTAGCGGCGGGACGTCCACAAGTATGGTTGCAAATGGTCCTTACGAAATCCCGCCCGGAAACTATTACCGGGTTATCGGTGGGGTCATCAATTCTTGGAAGGAAATGCGATGAGTGAATTCGGCTTCTATCACCCGGATCGTGGATATTGGCAGACTACCAATGAGCCTTCCGAGGAAATTCTCGAATCGTACCCGGAGGGCACTATCGAATACCCGTTAAAGCCCGGGACTAATTATAAGCCTGTGAACGGCGGATGGATATATGTTGAGCCGGAGCCTGTACCAGCGGTGATGACGCCTGTCACCCGTCGCCAGTTGCGCTTGACGCTTGTACGCAACGGCATTTCTCTCGCGAGTGTCGAGGCTCTAATCGCCAGCATGCCCGAAGGGATGCAGAAGGACGAAGCGCAGATTGAGTGGCAGGATGCCCAGACGTTTGAGCGAGAACATCCTACCTTGCTTCTGATCGCACAAGCGCTCGATCTGACCCCGGCAAAGGTCGATGAATTGTGGATCAAGGCGATGGTTGCTTAGCGTACCCGCACCCCAGGAGCTTTTTGTTGGCGAAAATTGTGATCTCAGCATTTGCAGGCGAGAAGCCCCTGATACTTCCACGTCTGCTACCCGAAACGGCGGCGACCGAAGCCATTGGGGTCCGCCTCGATGATGGAGGGCTGACGCCCATAAATGGTTCCCTGCTAACGGGCGAAACGGTTTCTGCGAACGGCAAAACAATCTACCGCCACCAAAACACATGGCTGTCGTGGCCGGGCGTGATTGATGCCGTTCCCGGCCCTGTCGCGCAGGACCGTCTCTATTTCACCGGCGATGGCGTACCGAAGATGCGCGTCGGCGGTGTGACCTATCCGTTGAAGGTACAGCGCCCCGCCGCGGCGGTTGTCGCCGCTGTGAGCGGCACCGGTACTGGAGACGTCCAAAGCCGAACCTATGTCTACACCTACGTCACAAGCTTTGGTGAAGAAACCGCACCGTCTCCCGGCTCTGTGATTGTCGATTGGAAGCCGGGTCAGACCGTGACCCTGAGCGGCTTAGCGGGCCCGCCTGCAGGCCGCGCTATCACCCTACAGCGCATCTACCGGTCACAGACAGGATCGAGCGGAACTTATCTGTACCTAATCGCAGAACGGGCAGCCAGCGCGGCGAACTTCGTCGACACCGTCGCCGTTGATGCCTTTCAAGAAGCCTTGCCTTCTGCTGGCTGGGACGAGCCCCCGGACACGCTGACCGGTATTACCTCGATGCCGAACGGCATGATGGCAGCGTTTATTGGCCGGGACGTCTACTTCGCCGAACCATGGCGGCCACACACATGGCCTGAGAAATACGTTATGACCTGCGACAGCGACGTTGTCGGCCTTGCCTCCATTGGCTCTGTGCTCGTGGTGATGACCAAAGCCAATCCATACATGATGAGCGGGTCGCATCCCGATTCGATGCAGAGCGTAAAGCTCGAGGCGAATTTCCCTTGCATCAACGCGCGCGCAATCGTCGATCTCGGGTTTGCCATTTGCTACCCAAGCAATGACGGGCTCATTTCGGTGAGAGCGTCGGGCGAAGTTAGCCTGGTGACAGAGCAACTTTTCCGGCGAGACGACTGGCAAGCCCTTTCTCCCCAGACTGCTATCGGAGCCCAACACGGCAACATCTATTTACTGTTCTATGACACAACCAATTCCGCAGGAGCGCGCGACGCTGGCGCATTGTTCATCAATGTCAACGCGGCACCGTTTCTCGCGCGATCCGGTGAGACCGCTGATGCGCTGTATTTTGAGATCGAATCGTCGGCGCTGTTTTTCAAGCGATCCGGCGATATGAACGTCTACAGGTTTGATGACCCGGCAGGGTTCCCCGAGAGCTACTCTTGGAAGTCCAAGGAGTATTGGTTACCTCGCCCTGGCACATTCGGCGCACTACTGGTGGACCAAGGTTCAATAACCGATACGACGGCAGCGGATAGGATCGCAGAGGAGCGAGCGCGGATCATCGCGATCAATGCTGCCACATTCGCATCAGGCAACCTTCAGTCCGCCGTTAACGAACATGCCTTGGGCTCGATGGCTTTGAATGGCGACGCAATGTTGCCTTTGCCTCTACCCCTCGCCGCAAACATCAGCGTTTTTGCGGATGGAAAACTCATCGGCACGGCGAATAAGATCGGTGAGGTATGTCGCCTCCCCGCGAAGAATGCTCGGTGCTGGGAGATCGCCGTTCAGTCCAACCTGCCAATTGGCAGCATTTCGCTCGCCACTGCCGTCAGCGAGCTCCGGGGTTAACGATGACATCGCCACAGCAAATCGTAGAAAAGGTGGAAATCCTCGACGGCTCTCGTGCTGGCGCGAGAGATAAAGCAGCGGTTCGGATCGAGGACATCAAAGAGCTACTGCAGCTCGCTCAGGTGAAAACCCAAACGCTTACAGCCGCGCCCACGATGGGAGACTTCAACTCACTGCTCAAAGACATCACCGAGATTTCAAACCGGCTTAACTCGATAGCTATTTCTATCCAGAAGAAGATCATTCGATGACGAAAGAGGTCATCTATGGCCCGAATGACGAGTTGGTGGCTTTGGCTGCGCAGCGCGGAAAGCTAAGCTTCCGCGACGATGCTAAAGCCATCGCGATCAGGTCTGCGCATGACATTGACGGTGTAGTAGTTTTCGACGCCTTCACCACGCGCGGCTGCTGGGTGTCCGTCGTATCGAATGGCACCCGTCGATGGATCACCCGAGAGCTGATAATCAAAGTTTTCTGCTACCCGTTCCTGCAGCTCGGGTACCCTCGCCTCAATTCTTTTGTGTCGGTCAACAACGCCGATGCCATTCGTTTTAACGAGCATTTTGGGTTCCAGCGCGAAGGGTTGATGCGCAGAGCTGGCGACGACGGAGAGGACTTGATCGTTTACGGTATGCTTCGTGAAGAATGCCGATGGCTCCCTGAACGCTTCGCTGGAAAAACAGGCCGCGCAGCTATATAACTGATCCAACGCGCATGAGTGCTGACCCCTATTTTAAAGGCAGCACCATGGGCAAAAGCAGCAACTCCGCACCAGCGCCAGATCCACAGATCGGAGCCGCCGCGCTTAAACAAGCGGAGACCGGCGAAAAGTGGCTTGAATTTGCCACTGATGCGTTCGCCGTCTCCCAAGTCCGCCAAAAGGAACTAGATGCTCTCACGACGAAGGTGACAGAGCAGCAGTTAGGCCTTGCGACAGATCAGGCAGGCTGGGCCAAAAAGGATCGCGAGCGCTATGAGAGCGTCTATAAGCCGATTGAAGACGACTTCATAAAAGAAGCGACCAACTATGCGACCGACGCGCGTCAATCCGAAGCCGCGGCGGAAGCGCGAGCCGACGTCCAGTCAGCAGCGGCTACGAACCGTGCTGCCACCGAGCGGGCGAACGCGTCGATGGGTGTCACACCAGGTAGCGGCAGGTTTACCGGCGTCCAGGCGGCGGGCGACCTCGGCGTGACATTGGCCGAGGCTGGCGCGTCGAACGCGGCGCGACAAGGTGTCCGAGATAAAGGCCTAGCGCTCAAGGCGGACGTCGCCAACCTCGGGCGAGGACTGCCCGCGCAGGCCGCGGCTGGTGCCGGTGGCAGTGTGGCGGCCAGCGGTACGGCCCTCTCAGGCAATCAGGCGACGAATGGGCAGTCCCTCGCCGCCAGCACTATCATGAATTCCGGCTTCAGCGGCGCGATGCAGGGCTATGCTGGACAGGCCAATACCTTGAACCAACAGTATGGCTTGCAGCTCGACGGATGGAAGGCGCAGCAGCAAGCCAACGCGCAGAGCGCTGCTGGCATCGGCAGCTTCCTCGGAGGCGCTGCGGGCCTCATCTTCTCCGACGAGGAGTTGAAGGAAAACAAAGAGGAAATCCCGGACGGCGAGGCTTTGGAAGCGCTGAAGGCCATGCCCATTGAGGAATGGGACTATAAGGAGGGCGTGGCGGACGAAGGCCGCCATGTCGGAACCTACGCGCAGGATTTCCAACGGGAGACCGGGCGCGGTGATGGCCACACCATACCGGTTCAGGACGCCCTCGGCATCACGATGAAAGCCGTTCAGGACATGGACAAGAAGCTCGATGCCACCATCGAGGCGATTGGGTTAGGCGGGGTTAGCCCGACCAAGCGCAAGCCATCAGTTCCACAGGTCGCACAACAGGAGAATGCAGCATGAGTTTGGCAATTGGCCTTGGCGGCTTCATGGACGGATTCACCGGTGGCATGAGAGCCCGCGATTCGATGGATGATCGCAAGCGGAAGACGGTGCTACAGGAACGGCAGGACGTCGAATACAATCGATCGCTCGACCAACGCAACGCTGTCGACCAGATCAACAAAGACGCCCGCTCGACATTCGATACTCAGGTGGCGGCCGGGACGCAGAAGCCGGACAACTTCGACCAGTTTTGGAGCACATACGCCGTTCCGAAGCTGAAAAATACCTATCTCGCTAATGGTGACATGGACAACGCCAAGCGCGTTCAGGAGTGGGGCGACAGCGAGGACGCAAAGACAGGTGCCAAGCTGTTCTCCGGCGCGCTGGTGAAGGCGCAGACCGGCGACAGCGCTGGCGCTCTTGCCGATGTCATGCAGGCGGGAAAGATCAAGGGCTACATCGACAATGGCTATGAGGTTCTTGGGCAGGAGCCCATTCTAACACCTGACGGTAAGCCGCGTGGCTTCCGCATCTCGCTGAAGATGCCCGACGGCAAAGAGGTGCAGCAGGATATTCAAACCGCTGACCTGCCAAAGCTGATCGCTACTTTCGGCAATCCTGAAGCCGCATGGAACAGCCAAATCGCAGCGCGGGCCGCTACCGAAAAAGAAGCCGGCGAGATGCGTACGTACGAGCAGAAAAAGAAAATCGATAAGCAGTACGGCGTTGGGGACACCAGACATCGCGGCGATGCGATCAAGTCATTGCGCAAGCGGTTTGATGGCGGATTGGCTGGCGATGAGAAGAAGTTCGACGACATGTCTCCCGAGGAAAAAGAGAAACTTGTTGCCGACGAGCTCGAGCTGATAAGCGGCCAGCCAGGCCTAGCAGGCCAAGCTGCTCCTGTGCGTCCTGAAAAGAAAGTGCTGGTCGATACCGTTACCGGCAAACAGGTTCAGACGGCCTCTCCAAGCCCTGCCCCATCGCAGCCCGAGCGGCGGCAGAAGGATGACAATGCGAGAACCGCGACGCCGAGAGAGGCTCCAATACCAGGCGTCCCCGCCCGCGCTCAAGATAGCGTTCGCAGGCGGATAGAGGATCTGAAAAGCAGACCCACATCGGATGCCCCCGGAGTTGTAGCGCCCTCACAGGATCAGGCTGTTAGCAAGGCTAATGCCGCCCTTGAGGGTGGGGCGTCGGTAGAAGAGGTCGCAACAGGGCTGCACGAGGCGGGAGTGCCTGAGTGGCAATGGCCCAAGGTAGTGCAAGAGGCGCTGCGAGCCCGGCAACAGTCTTATGGATTGAACCCTTAAAACAAAGGCCCGCGTAATGCGGGCCTTTCGCTTTGAGTTTGAGCTCGGAGCCTACCGATAGATCGGTTCGGCCATCTTCTCTCTGAGCTGCGTTCCGAGCGCCTTATTCCCAATCAACACGCCGTCTTCGCGTTTCGCCGCATTCTTCGTCCGCGTCTGGATCGAGCGCTTCAGCGTCTCTTGCTTGATCGGGAACGCGGCATGGATGCGAACCGCGTTGAACTTCTTGATGCCGTCCAACGCCTCTGTGGCGGTTTCCTTGTCGCCTGCCATCGTCGCCATTGCCCATTTGTTGATGAGCCGCTGGCGCTTCCGCTTAACGGAGGTTTCAGCGTTCTTCAGCGCGCTGTTGCGCTCCCAAGTCTCTGACACTTTCGCCGGCGTGAAGCCGAGCGCCTGTGCGGCGATATCGGTCGCGTCGATCTGATCCTTTGCCAGTATCTGGTCTTTGCCGATGGTGGAGAGGCCTTCCTGCGAATATCGATAGGCTTTCATCAGATCGCGTATCGCTTTCGGCGCCATCATCTCGATGCCGCGGGCTATGTCACCATCGTCGGTCATAACGCGGAAGCCGGTATAGAGCTGCTCGCCGAGGCTGACAGTAGCGCCAAGGCTTTGCGCCAACCAATACTGATACTCGTCCTTGCCCTGCAACTCGCGGGTTGGAGACCGGAACCACAGATCCGGCATGCCGATGCGCGATGAAAGATCGATCCCTAGGTAGTGACCAGGTGCGCCGTTGAGCAGGATGCCACCCAGCTGGGGCCCGAGGATATCGACGACATCAGCCTTGAATTGATCTTCGAACGCCATCGGATCGTCGTCATCGCCAAACATCATTCCGGCGATCATCATTGCCAAGCTGAAACCCATGGTGCCGGTCACACCCGCCATTGCCGTCATCATGCCCAACACGCCTGCGAGCTGGTAGCGCGCTTCCTTGCGGGCCTGCGCTGTCTCGCCCTTCATCGACTGGTGGATGTCTCGAATGACGCGGTAGAGCATGTTGATATTGTGCTGGCGGAAAACGAGCGCCACCTTGGCGAAGTCGTTCTGCAGGACCGCTGGTCGCGAGCTGTTTGAGTAATCAAAGTGGGTTTTCCACGTCAGATCATGAGCCGTATCGATGGCTTCGGACGTGTTCTGCCCGCTGTCGCGTGCCATGCGATAGGCGGCCAAAGCCGTAACCTCACGGTTCCAAACCTCGGCGCGGTGGAAAGCCCACGAGATTTTCTCCATGACCTTGGCCCGCAGTGGCGTGTATTCAACGCCCGTCTCGCCCACGCCTGCCAGATCGTGGCTCTGGGTGCGGTCGATCAATCCGGATTCGTAGAAGGCGTCCATTGCCTTCTTTTCGTCGCCGGTGAGCCGGTCACTGATAACCGTGCCTTTCCCAGCCAGCGAATCCGCCGAGGCTTTGCCCAGCGCGGACGCTGCCTTTCCAAATCCACCGAACTTGGCGCTAAGCACCGGCAGGCCGAGCATGACAGTTTGTGTCATGTTGACCAATGCGGCACCGGGAGATGCGGCCAGATACCAGACGAACGCTGTGCTGGTCATGGTCTGAGCAACTTTACTGCCCGTTGGGTTCATCACCCAGTTGTGGCGGTTAGACAGTTCATTGGCGAGCGTCATAGCCCGCGTCTGATCATCAGCTTCCTTTGCCTGATCAGCAGTCTTGTTGACGAGCTCCTGAAGCTCGAGCCCGTACTTCAATCGTGCCATCTGGTGAGCGGCATGGAACATGTGGGAGGAGAACACGCGCAGGGCATCCTGAGTAAAGCCAACGGTGCCCTTACGGTGAATGAAGCGCTTCCGGGCGGAGAGGTCCGGCATCGATTCGAGATAACGCTGCCAGATCTGGTCCATCACGTCGCCGCCGACGTTGGAGCCGCCGAGGATCTCTTCAATCTCGGCAACGATGCGCGGGTCCATGGCCTTGCGCATGTCTCCACCAGCCTCCATCACGCCCACCTCAACCTTGCCGGCTGGATAGTCTTGGCGCATCTCACGGGCCATACGGTCACGTTCGGCAGCGGTCTCATGTTTGGAGAAGCTATGCACCGCGCCATCGATGTCTCTTACGGTCACAAAGTACCGACCGAAACGGCCCAGCGGGAAGTAAGGAGCCTCAACGCGGCTGTTTTCAAAGGCGATGCGCATCTTCGTCAACCGAGCTTTGGCGGCCCAGCGTGACTTCGTCGTCTCTGCCTTGTAAGCGCTGGTCGCATCTTCCTCGGCGTTCTTCTTATCGAGCCCCGAGAGCCTTGCGTCCTTGATCTTCTGCATCGTCCGCTTGTAACGATCCTCGGCGTTGCGCTGCGCGATCTCCTGCGCCTTCCGAACGTTGTCCAGGAGGATTTCGTCAAGCTCGTCAGCCTGTTTTCCATAGGCGCTGCTGACGTTGTTGAAGAGCGCTTGTCCTTTTGGCGGCATAGCCAGGTATCGCTTACGCAACGCACCATACCCCGGCTTAGCCTTTGTTTCCTCGTCGGTACTGGATGGGTCGATACCGGCCAAGGTGGCGTCATGCATCAGATCAGCAAGAGCCTGCGCCTTTGCCTTGTCTTTACCGGCAAAGCCCAGCCGGGTGTATTTCAGCCAGTCCTGCGCCAAAGCATCGGCCTCGGCGTGCTTGGTGCCCCTGAACGCGTCCATCGACCGCTTGACGCGCAAATAGTCGCCGACGGCGGTCATGTTGGACCGTGCCAGTTCGCTGAAATAGTTGAGCGGGATGGTTTTGAGTAGAGCAGGCTGGATGTCGGTGAGCTTGCCGCGCAAGTCCTCAACGATGCGGTCCGTGGTTACTCGCTTGGCGTTGGCGCTTCGCTTTTCTGCTCCGCGCTCTTTTCCCTGATAATCTGGCGAGCTTGTTTCAGATAGGCCTGTCGTTCCGGGTCTCGCGCTGACCACTGGCTGACCGACGCTTGCCAATCCTTCCACTTCTGCAACGTGTCGAATGTCGCGGGCGGATCGTCGTGAAACCCTCTGATTGTCGTCGCCTGCTGTGCCATCGCTGATAAGTCCCTTGAGCGCGACCGCCAATTTATCGAGCTTAGCGTCCAAGCCCTCGATGGCGGAAACATCATAGTTTGTATTTGAGGAAATGTCGATAAGACCAGCCTTTTGGGCGATTATCGACGGTGCATAGAGGTAGGCAGAATTACCTTCGGCGACGTCCAGCGTGCCGCGCTCGACGAGTGGCCGCAGGAAGGCATCAACGGCTTCGTGTGCATCGGTCATCTCGCGACGCCATTCGGCGACGAGTGCATCAGGGCTGCTAGCTGACGACACAGCCGCCTCGGCGTCTGGAGTGAGAGATCCACGCATTTCCGCTCCGTTGGCCCCAAAAGCCCAGACAGAATGCAGACCAGGCATCGCCAGCATTGCGATATCGGTCACGCTAAGCGGGCCGTTGCTGGGATGGTTGTGGAATACAACGACGCGGCGATCCGGGTTCATCAATGCCCCAAGCAGCTTGTTATTGATGCCGGTAGCGGCCTTTTTCTTGGCCGTACCGAACTCAATGACAGAGCCATCATCATCTACGGCCATCAGGTACTCATGCCCGGTCTTGCCGAAACGCAAGACAGTGTCCTTCGCCCATCTGAATATCGCTTTGCCTACCGGGGCTTTCGGAATGCCGACGGTCTGAAGATCGTTTGCAGTTCCTACGACGACAGGATCTGGACGCTTGTTCTCTATGGGTGCGTCGAACTCGTCGACGTTGGCGACTGCGGCCACCGGCGCAGCGCTTTTCGGCTTCGGTTTCAGCGCATCGAGCAGGCGATTGTGACGCGCCGACGTGTCTGCCAGTTCCTGCGCACCGGCCCACTCCCCGATCTGACGTTCAAGCGCTGGGGTTTGGCCCTTGATTTCCGCTGCGCGGCTGCGGTCAAACTCGGGCTGATTGGCGATGCGCTTCACGGTGTTTGCGATGCGTGTCGCCAGACCAGCCGCGTCAACGTCGGACGCATCGTCGACAGGAATGGAATATTCCTTCTTGCCCATGATGGTGACGTGGAACGCCCTACCGTAGCCCATCGGATCGATACCGATCTTGAAACCGGCGTATTCGCCGAGATCGCGTACACCTTCCTTGTCGATCAGTTCTTTGCGCATCGCTGCGACTATGGCGGCACCGAACTCTTTGCGCTTGTCGAATGTTTCGCCACCGATGGTACCGGCGAATTCTGCCGGTGCGGCGGCGGCCATAGCGGCATCCGATTGCACCAGAGGAAGTGCTTTTTCGATGGCGGCGGCTTCTTCGGTCAGAGACTTGATCTTGGCCTTGATGCGATGCTGCTCGCGATCATGTTCGACGGACTGGCCCTCGAGCTGGCGCAGTTTGCGCCGGGTGTCCATCTCCTCGAGAATGAGAGGATTGCCAGACGCAGCAGCCTTCATCTCGGCGGCATTTGCCGCCTCGCCTGCGATGTCCTCGATCTCGCGGGTTTTCATATCACCCTTGCGGACCTGCTGAATGAAACGGGCCTTGGCTTCGATGGTCTGCCACTGACGAGCGTCCAGCGTGTTTTTGGTAGCGTACCGTAGGATCTCGATCTCGAAGCCGTCGGGATCTTCGCCATACAGCTCATTGCCCTGCCTGATGCCGCGCCCATCGCGCTGCTCGAGGTCAGACGGACGCCATGGGGCGTCGAGGTGATGAAGCGCCACCAGACGGTTCTGGACGTTGGTACCAGCGCCCATTTTCGCCGTGGAACCGAACAGCAAGCGGATGCGGCCGGAACGGACCTTGCCGAACAACTCCTCTTTCTGCGACTCGGTATTGGCGTCGTGGATGAACGCAATTTCGCTCTCGGGTATGCCCCGGTCGATAAGCTTTTGCTTCAGGTCATCATAGACTGAGAACGTGCTTTCGAGCGCGAGCAGATCGTCGGGAGAAACCTTGTCCAGTGCCTCGATAGCAGCCTCATCGCCATTGTCGGCGCGTTCCATCAAGTCGCGGAAGCGCGCCGCCTCGGCTGCCTGGGCTTTCTTTGGCGTGGACAGGTCGATGAACACGAGCTGGGTGCCGCGCTGATCCGACCATGCATCATAGATCCGCTTCATCTCATTTGCTGCACGGTGGACCTTGGACTTGCGATAGTCGCCGTAGGAAGGGTCGATCAGGCGCATGTCGAGCGCCGCCTTGCGGGCGTCGGACATGACCTTCAGCATGTTGTCCTGACCCTTTTCGGCCTTCTTCGGCAGGTTCTCGGCGCGCCAGACCAGAGAGCCGCGAGGGAACTCGAGGTTTCCGTTATCGTCGGACTTGCCCTCGCCGATGAATGACGCCTGATCGGGGGAACGCTCGACCACGACGTTTGTCGGCTTACCACCCTTCACCTTCGGCAATGGGAATTTCTTACCCTGCGCTGCCAACTGGGCGATGATGTCATCATTGGTGATGACGTCGGCGAAGCTGCGGTACCTCTGCATCAGTTCAGGGACGTTGACGAACTTGGCGAACCGGCTATTCAACTTGTACTGGCCCGATGGCGACAGTTCCCAGTCCGTCACGACTTCGCCGAAGACGCGTGCCCACGCATCGAAGTGAGCAACGCCCATCGCGCGCAGCGCTTTCTCGTCGAGGTAACGCTGGACGGTGAACATTTCGGCCATGGTGTTTGACAGAGGCGTACCTGACAGGAATACAAGGTTGTTGCCGCCCGTCTTTTCCAGCACGAAACGGGACTTCATATAGAGGTCCGCCGCCTTCTGGCTTCCGGCCATATTGCCAAGACCGGCCACCCGCTGCATCGATGTGGAATAAGCAAGGTTCTTGAACTCGTGAGCTTCGTCGACATAGAGGGCATCCACGCCCAGCTCGTCGAACGTCAGCCCGTCATCCTTCCGCCCGGAATCGAGCAAACGCTCCATCTTCGTTTTCAGACCGTCGCGCCATTTTGTGAGCTGCGCGACGTTGCGGCTCTTCTGACCAGTCTCACGGCGCACCTCGGCCATGGAAGCTTCCAGATCGTCCATTTGCTGCTGGATGAACTGCGCCTCATAGTTTGGATCGATACCGATCCTGCCGAACGACGAGTGCGCGACGATGACGGCGTCCCAGTCGCCCGTTGCGATGCGGGCGAAAAGACGCTTGCGGCGATCCTTCTCGAAATCCTGTTTTGTCGCGGCTAGAACCTTGGCGCCGGGATAGAGGCGGACGAAGTCGGCGGCCCACTGGCCCACCAGGTGGTTAGGCACGACGAGCATGGGCTTGCGAGCCTGCCCGGTGCGTCTCTTCTCCATAATGGATGCGATGGCCGCAAATGTCTTACCCGCGCCCACGGTATGGTCTGCGAGGGCGGTACCGCTCTGCAAGGTGCGCCAGATGAAATTCTTCTGGCTTGGCCGCAGGTCGATGATGTCATCACTGACCTTGCCCGGCAGCGTGAGGTGCGACCCGTCAAACTGCTGCATGACGTCAGTGTTGAACGTGTCGTTGTAAAGCCGTGACAGCTGGTCGCGACGGGCGTCGTCTTGCCACAGCCACTTGCGCCACTCGGCCTTAACCCGTTCAGCCTTTTCATTCGCTGCATCCGTGGCGGCCTGATTGACCACAGACTTACCGTCGCTGGTCCGATCATGAATCGTGATGGACTGGCCGTTCATCACGGCACTCAGCACGGTACCGACCGCCGCGCGATCCGTTCCCCACTGGGTCTGAGCCGCTGGCGTCACTTGCGGTACCGTCAGATCCCATTTCGCGTTGGCGGCGGAATAGAAGGCTCGAGGCGCGATGGATGCCTGAGTGATATGGGAGACGAAATCCTCGACGTGTTTCGCTGGCAGCCACGGCGCACCGGGCTTCACATCGATGTCGATCGCTTCAATATCTGCCGGGATGACGTCGCGCAGCGCATTCACGTTGCGGCGAAACTCAGGATCTTGTTCAGATGCACGTTCGGCCTCTGCGAGCTTCTGCTTCACATTGCCGGAGAGATACTGATCTGCCGTTTCATATGCGCCTGTGGGTGTGCGATAGACCAACGGGCCGAGCTCATCGACGATGGCTTCCGCTGATTTTCCATACAGCCGGGACATTGCTTCGAGGTTGATGCGACCGTAATCGTTCAGGACGGTTGCGAGAGCGTCCTTTGCCGTCGCAGCACTGGTTGGACGCTGGTATGGCTGCTGAGTGCGACGGGTGAAGATCGCGGCTTTCTCTGCCGTGGCTGGACGCGCCTTTTCGCCCGTCTTCTTCGCCACGGCAGCACTCAGGCCCTTATCGAATTTCTGCTCGAGCGCACTGATTTGCGGCCATGTCGGATCATCACGAAACAGGCGCTTGTTTGCGTCTGAATTGATAGGACCATGTTTGTTTACAAAGGCATCGTAGAAAGTGTTCAACCTCTTTCGCAGGTTCTCGACTTGCTCAGGCTTTGCCGTATCGCTGATCTGGGCACGTCGCAGGCGCGCAAAGGCATCTCTGACCCTGACCATGCCGGAAACACGTTCTTTCGCAGTGTCGTTGGGGAACGCAACCGCTTTCGACCGCGCTTCGCCGATGTGATCCTGCTCCCTGATATGGATCGTGCCGTCGGGTGCGGCGAACATGGTGCCGACTTGAACATCATTGACCGTTTCAGGGACGGTGACAGTTTCTGTCACCCTCGCAGCGACGGGTTCACCCATGATGTTCTGCGGCAGCTTCTCGATTGCCTTGGCGAGCTCTGCCGGCGTGTTCTGCCCACCACGGGCCACCAATGCCGGTTCGTCCGGGCCGTACATCGTGCCGTATGCGCCGAAGTCGCCCAGCATCATCTCTGGGTTTTTGGCGAAATAGGCGTTCAACGGGACAACGTTGCCATCCTTGCCGCGATAATCCTTCACCTCGAGCCATTCACTCGACTTGGGGGCTTCACCGGCTGCCCGGCGCTGCAACAGCACGATATCTGTCGTGACCTCGGTACCAGCGTTCTTGAGGAAGGCGTTGTTCGGAAGCCTGATCGCCCCGATGAAATCAGCCTTAGCGTAAATGAGGTTTCGCGCCGCCGCGGACTGCCCGTCGAGAAATCGGTTTGTAACCACCATGGCCAGCACGCCACCGGGACGTAGCGTCTCGATGGCCTTGGCGAAGAAAAAGTTATGGATCGACAGCTTGTTGAGGTGGCTGCGCTCCTTATCGTAGAGCTTTTCAGACCCGAAAGGCGGATTGCCTATCGCCAGATCAAAATAGTCGTTGGGCAGAGTCAGTTTCTCGAAGCCCATCGGCGCCTGAATGTTGGCGTTGGGATAGAGGTTCTTGGCAATCAAGCCAGTGATGCGGTCGAGCTCGACACCAGACACCCGCGACGCGCTGCGCAGTTCACCAGGCATCAAGCCGAGGAAGTTGCCCGCACCAACGGAAGGCTCGAGGATCTGGCCGCCCTGGAAGCCGAGACGCTGCGCAATGCTCCATGCTGCGTTGACGATATCAGGCGAGGTGTAGTGAGCGTTGCGAGTTGAGGACTCGGCGGCGCTGTATTCCTCTTTCGTGAGCAGGTCTTTCAATTGAGCGGCTTCGCGCTCCCAGCCCTTCGCAACGCTGCCATCTTCGCGCGGGAACGCCGTGCGCAGACCGCCCCAGCCCACCCACTTGGCAAGCACGGACTGTTCGTCGCGTGTTGCCGGGCGCTGCTCTTCCTCGAGCTTCTTGACCAGCTCTATCGCGGCAATGTTGTTTTTGAACTTTGTCTTCTGACCGCCCTCGCCGAGCGCGTCTGCATCGGTAAGAACATAGTCTACCTGCCGCTGCTGGGCCGGAGTGGCTGCCGAATGGACATTATCGGAGGTTGGTGCTATCTTTTGCCCTGTGCTGGTCTGTCGGCTAGCGATGGCATCCGACAGGTTACTAAGAGCGGTGTCTGACCTGGCGCTTTTACCAGCATTTTTCTCCGATGACGCAAGCGCAGACCGGCTTGCCCAAATCTCACTGAGACGGCGTGAACTTCTGTCAGCGCGTCGGGGTGTTTTTGTATCGTAAGCCGTCAGAAGCCATGTTTTTGCGTCGCCATCGTAGTCAAGCCTAACGCCCGCGCGACCATTTTCACTGACAAGCTGAATACGACGGTCGGTTCTCGACGCCGGATCAACGCGCAATTCATCAATGAAACCTTGCAGGTCGACAAGCACCTCAGGATGCCATGCGAGAAGTTTTGCAAGTCCGGAACCGTTATGCTGGTTGGTGCCTTCCTGACCCCACACGAGATCGATCGGACCCACGTCGGCATGCGAGAGGGCCCCGATAGCATCGCCCGTCTTAAGGCGTTCAAGCTCAAGGGCCGCGTCGCGCCACTTTCCCTTGTAACCGCGGAGGATTGGCCCAAACGGGCCTTCTTCTACTCGATCTCGACTGTTCTCTGTCCGGCTCGAGCGGCTTTCATCAGATCTTGCGACGTCTGGTCGCTCTGGGGCTGCTCGGTTCCCTCTGGCGGCAGTAGCAGATAGTTCTCCCTGACCATCTGCCACGCTTCGTCCGGCTTGTACCCGCTTTCCTCGAGCTGGTTCGCTTCCATATACGTTTGCTCCGCCGCGCTCTTCAGCGCCTCGTCCAGTGTCCCGTCGGCTTTCAGTTCCTTGTACCGGTTCGGCAGGAACTCTTTCCAGTGCTGACGCCCCAGCTCGATCCAGTTGTTCAGGTTCATTCGGGGCTCCGTTGAGCGCGTTGACGTCTGTGGCTTCCACATCAGCCGCGCTGGACATGCCGTCGAACGCCGATGCGCGAGGGTCGTATTTGACCCCCATATACCATGATTTGAGGTAGGGACGCGAACCCTCGCCAAGGTCCGCCAGCATAGCCGAGGCATATGCCGCAAAGGTGCGCGCCCCCTTTTCGATGTGATAGCCTGCAAGTGTGAGCCCGGCCTGTAGCAGCTCCGGGTCTATGCCGCTGTTAAGCGTATTGCCCGAGAATTTCTTTCGAAGCAACTCGCGGGCTTTCGCTGCGGCGTCCTCGGTGAAGATCTTGTTCTGTGACACCTTTTGTGTCGGTTTAGGTGCCGTTGCGGCCTTTGGTTCTTGTGAGACGTCAATAATCGACGGATCGAGCACTTCCACGACGTCATATTCGCCGTTTCCGCTCTTGTACGTTACGATCTCATAGCCTTGGCGGAGCGCTTCGTTTCTGATCGCACCTTCGGCATCGGCGCCGGGCTCCAAATCCTTGAACGCCTCGTCTCTGAGGGCGTACCATTCTGGGGTGCTTTCACGGATCTGGCCGCGGTTGATGGCTTTGGCATCTGCCGGTATGGTGACGGCTACAGCCTCACCCTTATTGGCGTTTCCAAAGTAAGATGCCGTTTCACGATCACTCGTGAACATGATGCCCGTCTGGCCGGGTCTGAAAGCGAAACTGCCATTGCGAAGCGCGTCGATTTCCTCCTTGCTCGCTCCTCGATACAGTTCGCGACGTTGGCCGCTGCGCGCTGGCTTCGCTTTGGCGGGTTGGACTTTCTCAGTAGACCGGGCCTTTTCGCGCGCCTCGTGTTCTCGCTTCATATCCTCGAGCGAAACCACGAACTCGCTGCGGATGGCGTCGGCCAGTTCCTTCCCCTTTAGGACAACGCGCTCATTTCCGTTATCCTTCTCGAGAGTGATCGTAACCGTCGGCCCTTTGCGGGTTTCGATCATGTAACGGCGTCCGCCCGCACCGCCCTCGCCCCATCGTGCCTCGATGAGCTCGAGCAGTGCCTTGTCGGTCGCGCCCGCCTTGACTGCATCCGATATCGGGGTGTCACCGCCGTTGGTGCTGGCAATGCGGCTCAAAGCGTCTGAGACAGCCTCCGCATCACTGCCCCAAACGTCATCCCATGGGTGGTTACCCCAATCAGGCGTGCTCGGGTTGGCTCGCTCAGTCGTCGCCTCGGCCTTTGTCCGTTCCTGCACCTCAAACCGCTTGCCGCGCTGAACAACATTGTGGGTCTGCCCCATCTTGTTGCGAACAACGTAAGCGTCTGCCTTTTCCTGCGACGAGAACCATTTCGGGGCGAATGGCTCAGAGGTCTTGCCGGATTTGAGCCAGTTCTTGAACTCGCCCATCGTCGTCTGGCTGATATCGCCGAGGCCTTTCCAGCCTGCGGTATAATTTTCGAGATACGCTGCCTTGGCCTCTGCTTCGTTGTCGAAGCCAGCCATGACCTTGTGCTCATCAAATCGCCCGCGGGCGGGGTCGCGCTGGTCCACCACAAACACCGGTGCCGCGTCGTCGAGCGTTTCGGTACCGGGGCGCACGAAAACATCGATGTGGTCTTTGTCTTTGCCGACGGTGCCGCGAATGTAGCCGTAGTGGCTCTTCATCTTCACAGACCAAGCCTTGCCCGACTGGGAAACACCCTTGCGCTCTGATCCCGCGGGGTTCTCGACCGAGATATCCAAGCCGCCCAGCTTCAATCGGCCAACCTTATAGTTTCCGGCTTCCTTCTGTGCCTGTGACGGTTCTGGCAAATCGTTTGTCGGCGATGTAGCCGCTTCATGGGCGGCGGTATCGGTGACTGGCACTGAGCCACCCGACATCGTTTCGACGTCTTCACTCGCAGCACTCTGCGCGTCACGGACATCGACGAGCTTCTTTTTCAGCGCGGGCGTGAGCCCCTTCCACATGGACTTCTCGGAGCGCTGAATGCCTGCCTGCTGCAAGATGCCCTTTCGGGCCTGATCCGTCAGATCCACATCCCACCAGGTGGCATCGGCATCAGAGGACTGGATAGGCAACTCGGCAGCATCTTTCGCTTTCGCGGATTGCCGCTGTTTCAGAATCCGTTCGTTGACCGAATGTAGCTTCACTGGCAGCGTGGATTTCGCCTCACGCGCTGCGCGCTCTGCGCGGTACCGGTAATCATCAGCCATCGAAGCGAGATCTTCGACCTTGATGCGGAAGGCATCGGCCAGACGCTTTCGCTCACTTGGGAGCACACTCGCCATATCAACCTGAGACGTGCCGCCAAGCCGTTTCGCGATGGCCTGCTCGCGAGCGAGATCGTATAGCGCAGCATGATTGTCGTCGGGCAACAGCACCGTGCGTTTTCCGATCTTGCGGCTGTTCGGGCCAGCGTCGCCGATCTCGCGCTCGATTGGCGGATTGCGCTCGAGCTCCTGCGCCTCGATCTGTGCCGGAGTGAGGCTGCTGACGTTCATTGCCGGGGTGGGCACTTGGAACGCCTTTCCGGAATCGTCGATCACGATGGCTTCGTCGCCACCATTCTCATAGCGTTCGATGCGAGCAGCGAACCTACCAGCTTCCGGCGTGTCAACAATGACCCGCTGGCCGGGCTGTGGCCTGTTCGGACGCATCTCGGTTGCGGGCTTGTCTTCAGACCGTGGCGGGACTTCCGATGTGACCTGAGCAGACATCGGCGCCAGTGGCTCCATGGCCGGATCTGCGGAGAGCTCCGGCATGGCATCAATGGATTTTTCAGGATAGCGATAGTCGCCGATAGGCGGAGCTATCTCTGTGATGTTGGCAATCGGCACCTGGTACACTTCGCCGCTGCCGCTATCGACAACAACGGCCTCGTCGCCTTCGTAGCTTTCCACGGTCCCCATGAACGGTTCAACGCCTTCCGCATCGACGCGAACGGTAGCCGTAGGCCGTGGGCGGCCATCCTGCGGTGTCGGGGCTGGCTGGGCAGCGGCTCTCGCAGCGTTCTGCTGCTCTGCATGATCGGCTGCGCGACGAAGCGGTCCGCGGTTGTCTGGTTCAGGGGCAACTGGTGCTGCTCCCGGCGTCGCGGTACCGCCTGCGCGGTTTGGCCTCGCAGCGCCACCGACAGCGCCCATGCCGCCACCCATCGCGCCACCGGTTGCCACGCCGGATGCAACAGCTTCACCAAGACCTTCTGTGATCTGCTGATCGGGATTGACGCGTTGCATCGCGGCGTTCTCGGCCATAGTCTGGCCAGCGCTCTGCGGAGCTTCTTCAAAGATGCCCTCGCCCACCATGCCACGCGCAGCGCCAGCACCGATGCGCCGTGCTATCCCGCCCTCGACGCCTTCAGCGATGATCTTCGCAAGCGCACGGTCGCCCATGCCGCCGAACGCACCGGTTACTACACCAGCGGTAAGGAGGGCCTGTGTCTGCGCGTCTTCGCTGATCGAATCGATCGCTTGCTGCTCGGACATGCCGGAGTCTACGAGCTGCTTAACGGCGTCGGATGCAAGAAGCTGCTCGCGTGGCAGTTCGCTGATGCGTTGTTTAACCGATAGAGCCGCGTCTGCGCCGCCGAGCAAGCCCTCGGTGATACCGCCTGCAATGGTGGCAGTGCGTGCGGCGGTAGCTGCTGCTGCCTGCGTCGTCGCGCCGGAGGCGACGGATGACAAAAATGCGCCGCGCGCCAGAATGCCGGATGGCAACATGCTCGCAACGGTGGCTGGTGCACTTTCCGCAATAGCGCCAAGATAGCTGCGTGGATCTTTCCATGCAGGGCCGAGGGTCTTGCTTTCGTCGTCCCACCATTTCTTGTCACGCGCTGCTTCGCCCTCGGGCGAAAGCGCTGACGACATTCGTTCAATGCTCTCTTTTCTCAGTTCGTCCTGTGTCGAGCCGCTCCACCAGCGATCAATCCCATCCAGCGTGGCGCTGATTTGCTCGCCACCAGGTAGTTTGCTCATCAACAATCGGTTGAGGTTGGAGATAGATTGGCTCGTGTTGGCAGCACCTGTCCCCATGCGGAGGATAAGGTCGCTGAAAGTGTTGGTCGACCGGTTCTCTTCGTCCCATTTCTTCTGCCAGTCCGCCGCTTCGCTTTCACTGACGGCGGCTAAGCGCCCGTTGCTCTTGGCGAGGGCCTGATCGACGTTGGCATTGCTCGCGTTGACGTCAGCCGTCAGCCGCTCGTTTTCGAGACGCTTGGCTTCCTCGGCATCTGCCGCGGCCTTCGACTGCGCCAGAGCCTTTGCCTCTGCTTCCATAGGGTTCACCGAACCGGCGTAGAGGCCCAACCCATCGCTAGGCGCGTAGTTCTCATCAACGACAATGCCTTTGCCAGCGGGACCGGTTGGACCGGCGCTCCGCTCGCCGGGATTGGCGGCGACGTCCTGAAACCACGCTGGCGCGTTTGGCAGATTGCGGTTCGATTTGTCGAACATGAACCAAGGCGTACCCTTGCCGGTTTGGTCTTTCAGATCGACGTGGAGCATGTCGGGGCTGTTTTTGTACGTGATGAAGCGACGAGCACCGCGGGAATACAGTTCACGCACCAGCTGGGCACGCTCCGGCTCGCTCATTCCCTTCATCGAGATATCGGATGCTGTGCCGTCGGCGTGTTCGCCCGGGCCACCGGGTTTCGCGGCTTCCACACTGTGAGTGGGTGCGCGATAGCCTGAGTTGATGGTGAAATCTCTGCCCATCGCTTTGGAAGTGTCGGTAAGGATGGCTTCGAACTGCGGCGCGATCTTTTCTTGACCGGCATGCACGAAGTTAAGCTTCCCGCCCCCGCTGTTCTGCTTCTCGTCCGGTTCGCGAACAAGCCGCGCAAGTCCCTTCGCTCCGGGGTTCGGCGCGTCGGGCTTCTCTTCGCCCTTCAGCAGATCACGGAATTGCCCCTTGGGGCCGTAGAGGCCAAGCGGATCTTGCTCCGGCACGAATGCCGATGCCTGCGCCTGCGGCTCGCCCTTGGAATTGTAATACTGGTGACGGCCGATCTTAGCGGTGGCTGGCATCTTGCCCGCCCAGTCCGGATTGACGCTATCCGCGTGATAGTGATCCGCACCCTTACCGTCCGGCCCAACCGTAGGGTCTGGTATCTCGCCGGTGAATACGCCGTCGATAATCCGCTCGGCTTTGGCACGCGCGTCCGGATCATTGAAGGATTTGGCAACCTCTGCGCCAGGTGCTTCGTAGCCAGTAAATTGCTTGGGCTGGCGAACAACGTCCGCGGGAGAAAGCCCACGAAGGCCAGATCGGCTCTTGATGACAGCGGCGACACCAGCCATGCCGTCATCACCCTCGCCTGCAGCTTCCGCCAGAACGGTGTTGACCAGATCGGTTCTATCCCGCTCATTCATGCCAGCGAGGAATGATGAACGCTTGCTTTCAACTGGCTTTGGAGCGTCGAGGCTATCGTTTTTCGGGGAAAGACCGGGAGCGTTGCCGCCGTACAGGTTGAGTGGGTCGTTCCACTCGGCATCTCCGCCGAGTCCGATAACGATTGGCATGTGTGGGCTCCTATCGAGAAGCCGCACTCATGCGCGGACGTGACTTTTCGGTTATAGTTTGCGGCAGCAGGAATTGGAAGCTATCGGAGAGCCACGATGTTCGAAATCGACTGGAAGAAAGCGCCAAAGAACGCACGCTGGTGGGCCGTTGATCGGAATGGCGAGGCCCACTGGTTCAGCGGACCAGATGTGAAGCCGTTTACGGCTTTCTGGTTCAGTGAACCAATACCAGCGCCATCGTTTGGCTACGATGGCGACTGGCGGAAAAGCTTGATCGAGCGTCCATCGGCCCCCGCTGGGGCTACTTCATAGCTAAGTGCAATCAAGCGCCGCTGTATGTTGGACGTCGCCGGGGAGGATAGGACCGTTAAGGCCAAGAGATGTCCGGCTGCGCGCCAGATACCTGTAACAGCTTCGAAACACGTGTCAGCGTCAACTTGCCGATGATAATCGTCGGAGGGATGGCACCGTTGACCGTTTCGACATAGAGGAGCGGCTTATCTCCAGAAGCGATGAGATGGTCTATCTTGATGACCTGCCGTTCGGTGTGCAGGGCCGAAATGCAGATATGCAAGTGGCAGGATTTTGGATCGATGCTTTCGATTGTCGTGGCGCGACCGCCTGACCACAAGCGGTAATTCTTGCCATTTCGAACAGACTTGCAGCGATCGAGTAAGAAGTCCGGGCCTTTGAGGTCAAAGCCACCGTCAGCGTTTTCAAAAGCCTGACAGCGCTCAAAGATGATTCGTGCATTGGGATGCTCAGTGGCGAACCCATCGCCCTGCCAGTAGGCCTTGCCGGGTGACGGACGTGTCCGATACCCCTTCATCGTGCAGCGCTCAACGCGCCAATCAGTGCCCCCATCCTGGAATTTCACGCCGGTTGCGGTCCACGGCGACTGCGTCTCACCGGCAGCATGACCGGTGAGCATTGACAGCGTGCCGCCCATACCACCCGTGATGCGGATAAACTCCCGCTCCACGGCTTTGTTGGTGATACCTTTGAGGATCAAAGGGCTTGAGAGCCGATAGACTTGGTGCCTCATGAGCCCGCCACCGTGAAGACAGTGATCCGCCCATCGTTGACCGCTCCGCTGTAGTTCTCCTTAACGCTAACCGTGAAGGTTTCCCCAGGAAAAAGAACAGGGCCGCGAATGAAATCTCCATCCGCAATCCAGTCGGTCTGCGTCACCCCGCCCTTTGTCACAGAGGCGAGTGAGATAGAGCCACCTGGTGTTCTATTAGAAAGTGCGCCCTCGTAAGCAATGCCAGTTGTTCCGACAGGAGGCGTCATCGTCAGTGCCTTGAGGCCCACTCGATCCGCATGAGCCGCCGCAACCCGATTGTTGTAATCAAGAATTCGGTTGCTGGAGCCGCCAGCTGTATTAGAGAGCAAACCAGTACGTTTTACGCCGTCTAAGAAATTCGCCCCGGAAACTGCGCGTGAACCGCTCGCCAAAGCCAAAGGCACATCGTTTTGCCATACCTCAAGTTGATCGTTTCGGATCTGTGCGCCAATAACATCGTTGCTAGCGATTGACTTATAAGGCGTGAAGGTAGCGATAGTGGTGAACACCCCAGCGTTAACCCTAACTACCTGAACATTACCGCCGTTTTCCGTGAAATAAACCGCGTTGTCTTGGTCTAGAAGACGTAAGCAGCGGTGCATCTTGACAGAAACCGTCTGTACGCGGGTCACAACCCTTTGTTCGTCAGTGTCGCCCTGCTGCTCAAATAGGTAAGCGGTTCTGGCTACAGCAAGGTTATTGATCGCCTCTGTTCCGTTGGAATGGATAGTGATCGCACCCGCAGCGCCACCAACTCGCGTCCAATTAGAAGAGTAGTCCGCGAGATCCTGACCGGATGCCCCGTTAAACAAATCTGTTAGACCGTCATCAACGTTGGTGACGGTGACATTGAATACAGAAGTCACCACGCTGTCGCGCAGGTCATACGGTCGGAACGTAGCGGTAGCGGCATAAACGTTGTTTCCGTCACCATCTGACGGAAGTTCAAAGTCCTTAGCCCCGATCACCATGCGACCATGCGCATCGGGAGAACCGATGAGCGCAGCGTCTCCACCTGCCAGGGTGAAGTATCCGGGCTTCGAGGCCGTGAAGGTGTGGGTGAACGGCGCTTCTTCGGGGATACTGATCGCAGTAGGCGACGTCATTGCAGGCACGGTCACGTTCGCCGTATCGTACATCAACAACGTAGGATCGGTCACAGGGTAAAGCTGAGGAGCTGCAAACCTGAATTTACCTATGCCTGTGCCAGCAGTGAAGAAGCAACTCACATTCATGGAAGGCACGGCAGTGCTTGCCAATATGTTAGCCGAAACCGGCTCCATCACGTAAGCTTCGCTCGGTCCGGGTGCAGCGCTCGTCCCTACGGTAGTGTCTAGCGAACCGCTACCATTTACAGGCGGGAAGACTGCTGCACTTTGGACACCTACGTTGGCGCTGAAACCCGGAGTACCCTTCCATCCATTCCAAGCGTCAACTTTGAAGCGGGTGCGGGCCTGATACCAAGTGCCGGAAACCGTGGCGTCCAGAGCAACTACAAACTTTACGCCTTCCACGGTGTCTGGAGTCATTGTTGAGGTGTCAATCGACACTTCCTGCCAGCGGACCCCGTTGCCGTCCGTGACGATCTGCGTGGAAACCGTGGCCGTTGAGGCGTTAAGACGAGAGCCTGTCAGGCCGGTGGCCACTTCACCCGTGATGCCCGTAGCACTACCCGCTGCACCGGCCAACGCAGAGTTTTGCACTTTGTTGCCAGTCTCGATTGTTGGTGCAGGGGCTGCGTTAAGAATTGCTGCCAGTGCCTCGACACGTTTCTTGGCCCCAACATATCCACCAATTGGAGAATGGTGGGTGCCGTCACGAACGAACCATGAGTACGGGTTTTTATCAGCCGACGCAGGATCTACTGCGACGGAGCGGACATCGATCCAAGGAATACCGTTCTCGGCACACCATGCTTCCATGATTGTGTTGATGGCAGGGATAAGTCCACGCGGTCCAGCTCCCACTCCCCACGGTCCACCCGTTGATGTATTTCGCTCCCAAAGAGACTGGACAATGACGGCCTTTCCGCCTGCGATCAGATAGTTGATGATCTGCTTGGCATTGTTGCAGTAGCCATTGGCCGTCAGAGTTGGGCCAATGTCTTGGTCGTAAACGTTGCGCTCTTGGAACTGAATGCCGCCCGAAGGCATGTCGTATATCACGATGTTGTACCGTGACGCGACAATCTTGGGCAGACGACGCCAATTGGCCGACCACTGATCTCCATCCTCTGCGAATATGGCACCGTTCATACTGAACGAGTTGTTCGTTGTAAGGTCAGGGTCGTACCAATATTCAAATCGGAAACGCCTATCGAGAGCTTGCGCCCATGCCGTTTCTGATGTGGTTAGGGTACGAACCGTAGAGTTGACACCCACCGCATTTTGCCGCTGACGCGAGGCACCGAGAACAGCAATGCGCGGGTCACTTTTTGCCGCAGCAAGAAGCGCTGCATTGGAGAGGACAGGAGATACCCCACCGCCGCCCGGAGTTCCCAGCCTAACTCCACGGGAGAGGGAAAGCGGCAAACTGGCGCGACGAGACTTCATGTCCGAAAGTAGTCTCTGCAGACCAACCATCTATGCGGCCACCCACACGGCCTTGTCGCCCGGCTCGACATAAATGTCGTGCGGGCCATCAGCTGCTCGGAGAGCATAGCGAGGGCTGATTGTTGCATCTGGAGTTTTGCCGACGCTCAGATAAATATCGACTGCGTTTGTGACGCGGAAAACCGGCTTCATCTGAGGGTTATCAACAGCGCCTTTCGCGGTAGGAACGCCGGCTGCCGGTTCTTCTGACCACTGCAGAGACTTGAAGAGGGCTTGCTTTGTCATCGGCGAGCTGCCATCGCCGCCTGCATAGCCGCAGCCGATGTGAACTGAAGGGAGTGCCATCGCGTATTTCCTTGCGAAGGGCACTCATGCGCCTGTTGAGTTTCAAACTTTATAGCGGTTTCACCATGCCGCAGCAATGGTTGCTCTGATGTCTGAACCCTACCAGCCCAAATATCAATGGAAGCAAACGCAGATCGACGCCAACGACCCGCCTACCCCGTTTGACTGGAGCGGCTATGATGGTGACGAATGCGTGGGCAGGATCAGGAAAGAGTTGCACGGCCCCACAAAGGGCAAGTGGCAATGGGCTGGGCGCTACTCGAGCCGATGCAAAGGCAGCCCGCCGACGCCGAACACTGGGTGGGTCGCTAACGCTCGCATAGCAACGCGAATGTGTGAGGAGTATTGGGATAGGTGCAGAAGGTTGATGAAAAAGCGGGGCTCAGATGGCTAAGAGAAAGAAAAGGGTTCTGTTAACGAAGCGCGAGGCCGTGGCTCGCCTTGATGCAATGATGCCCATCCTCTACCGGAATGTTGTGAACGCATTGCGGATCGAGGCGACAATGGAGGTCGGCAATGCAATCATTCAGGATATGCCAGATAAAGCGTTCCCAGGGGCACTGGCATTCAACGCCATCATGCAAAGCTTGGCGTTTGACTTAGCGATGCATCTTGCGAGGTTGTATGACGTAGGAAGTCGACGTCGACCCGTTAACTCCCGTGATGTAGCATCTATTCCACTTGCTGTTCGACTTTTAAGGCAGAAACGTTGCCAGAAAGAGCTAATGCTTCGTGCTAGGGATTGGATACCCGGAGACAAATACTTTTCCAACGTGTTTGAGAACGATTGTTATAAAGCAATCCAGAGCGCTTCAGCAGGCTACACCGAAACTTTCAAAGGAAGTTTTGGTCGCAGTGGATTGAGAACCTTGAAGCTGTTTCGAGATACCTTCATGGCCCACTCGCTGATGACTGATGTTGATGCAAAACCAATATATCACCAGCTCTTTAGGCTGACAGACTGCGCCCGCGATTTCATAGAGGCCGCGAGGCTGGCTGTCAGCGGCACGAGCTCTTCGCTAGAGAAACAAGAGAGCCTTTTTATCAAAAATGCTGATGAGTTTTGGCGTATGGCTCTGCTGGGTGAACGACTAGATGATGATGGGCAGAGAGCTTCAAACCGCAAGTGGCTAGAAGAGAACTGACACAAATTCGGCTATCGACCTTCTTTCCGCAAGCCCAACCCATTGTTGATTGCAAGCAGGGTGCCTGAGGCGGTTAGCCAGTTCCAGCCGTCAGCGCGTTCGGCATAGCCTTTGTCCACAAGATCAGAGCGCCCGGACTTCGACGGAAGATCGCCGTCCCACGTCGGGCCTTGCTTAAACAGACACCAGAGCACATCGGTCGCAGCGCCAGACAACTCCGGCTGTTCGCCAGTGCTCTGCTTCGTGTTCTTCCGTTCGGAAAAACGATAATCAAAATCTGGAAGTCCCATTATAGCCCTCGCTCCCGATTGTTGGTCAAACCATGTGCTGCTGACGCCGTGTCGCGCCATACTCACGCTCGTCGCGCTTGATGATCGTGATAGGCCCCAGCTTAGTTTCGAAAGCGAGGCGCACGCTGCGCCCCGATTTTTCTTCGATGTGGATGGTGCCCACACCTTCAATGTACACCGCATCCCCCAGCTTAACGGCAAGTCGCAACATTGAGGCTCCTATTCGGCCATATATCGTTCGCGCTTCTCGTCTGAGAGCTTCGCGAGTTCGGTTTCAAATTTCTCGGTATCGGCAGAGGCAAGACGGTCCAGCCATGCGAACTCGCCGCCGTCGTCTGTGTCGCTCACGTCGGCTGATGGCACTCCACCAAGCGTAGGCGGAACCTGTCGGGCCGCTGCCGCTGCGGGCGTCTTCGCCTCGGCCTTGGGCGCGGCCTTCTTCACGCCGTAGGCCTTCTCGACCTGTGACGTGATGTTCTCATGCGCCTTTTCGAGGATGGCTGGATTGAGCGGGTTGTTGGACGTCTGCTGAAGTCTGCGCACCTCTGCATCCAGCATCGTGTGCAGGATTGTGCCTGGCTGATATTCGACGTGCTTCTCGAAGAACGCAGGGACGGTCACGTCCTTGTAATGATCGATGGCGTTCGTCTTGGCGACATTGGCAGAGATGACCGTCGTCTTGATCTCGTCGATCTGGCTTTCGAGTGGTTTCAACTTGGCGCGCATCTCAGCGCCGGTCATTTCACCGTCATCGAACTGGGCGATGATCCGGTCGCGTTCCTCGTCGAGGGACTTCAGCTTTTCCGGTACTGCTGGATCGAGCACCCATGAAGGGCGGCGCTCTTCCACCACTGCTGGCGGCGTTGCAGGCTGCCAACCTTGTCCATCACCCTCGGCAGCCGCGGCTGCTGCTCCCGCTGCGGCGGCCTCGTCTGGCTTTGCTGCTTGGCGCTGGGTGCCATCGCCGTTAGCAAGCTCCAGATCCTCGTCAACGACGACGTCGGGCTTCTTTTCCGCTGCCGCTGCCACAAGAGCTGCGGCAACTGCCTCGGCTGCATCGCCGTCTAAGCTTTCCTCGCCCGCGGCCCCTTCTTCGAGACCTTCATCCACCATATCTTCGTCTTCGAGGCCTGCGCGCTCTTCATCCGTCAACATGTCCAGTTCTGCATCGGTGGGCTTTACAGCCATAGTCTTCTCCTTATGCGCCCAGGCCGATAGCCATAGGGTCCTGCGGTTGTTGTTGGGGTTGCTGTGCCGCTTGCTGCTGCGCGGCCTGCGCCTGCTGCTGCTGGGCTTCCATCGCGGCGGCCTGCATGGTCTGCTCGCCCTCGGAGCGCGACACGAAACCGGATTCGTGCAGGATCGCGTCGCCGATGTCAGCGATGCCCGGCGCCATGATCACGGCACCAGCTGCTTCGAGTGCTGATTTCTGGCTGCCGACGTTCGATGCGACGGTCTTGGCGGCGATGTCAGCGGCATGGGCTTCGTTCTTTGCAGCCTCGGAGAGCGTCTTGCGAAGCTGGGCCATGGCCGCTTCCTGCTGGAACTGTTGCTGCTGGGCCGCCGCCTGCTCTTTCTGCTGCTCTTCCGGCGATGGTGCCTGATCGTCCGCATCAGGATCTTTCATGCCAGTGACCTGACGAATGCGCTTCACGATCTCTTCGCGTTGCGGGATGTCCATGCTCTCGACGACGAGATCCAGCATGACAATCGCGATCTGAGGGTTCACAGGGGCGAGCTTGCCGAGCAGCTCCATCAACGACTCGACCTGCGCCTGTCTCACAGTGGCGCGGTAGTCTTGCTCGTCGATGATGAAGTCCGCCTTGGTGCGGACGATATCGTTTTCTGGCAGCCCGTCGTTGACCGTGACGTATTCCGGGTTGCCGCGCATGTTCGTGATGCGGAACTGCTTTTCGTCCGACATGAACTGCTCGATGTTGGCGAGCAGCTTTTCGCCACGGACCTGCTGGGCAAAGCGGTGATTGTCGAACAGCTTGGCGGTAGCAAGTGCGCCCTGCTCTTGCCGGGCCTGAATGGCGATGCCTGATACGGCGTTGGTGCTGCGCCCAAGGTTCTCGTCAGTGACGCCGCCGACTTGCTGCACCATCTGGATATTGCGCGACATGAGCTCGAGGTGCCACTGTCCTAATTCTCTATCGACGTCGAACTTGAAGTTCTTGCCTGTATTCACCTCGATGATGGAATCGGGCTGGGCTATTTCCTCGCGCAGCTCGTTAATGTCGTCTACTGCGCCCTTGTCCATGACCACTTTGTTGGTCGAAAGGATGTGCAGCGCCTTGCTGGCGCGCTTGTTGATATCGACCTGAATGTCTCGGATGTTGCGCACCAGTCCGTATGGCATGCCGTCGCGGTCGCGGCGCTTGTTCCAGATCGGCGTGAATGGGTATTTGTTGTGGCGATAGAGCGATGGCGAGAGCCACAGCATACCAGCCGACGTGAACAGCGCGACATACATGCGCATTGTCGGCTTCTTGACTACCTCGCCGTCGCCTTCTTCGACAGCGGCTCTGTGACCAGGCGAATAATCGTCGTAGATCTCGCCAGCGAACGTGCCGCCTGAAATCTTCGGTGTCTGGACGGGCATCTTGAACCAGCATTCGAAGATCCTGACGCGGCGGCGCTGGTAGCCTGTGACGCGATCAGAAACATAGGTGCCGTCACCCTTGCCCTGATTTTCCATCTCTGGCCCGTCCATGGCTTCATCGCCATAGGCATCCATCATGGCGAAGCTGTCTGCATCGTCGATGCTTCGCTCCAGCAATGCCTTGCGCTTCGGGAACATGGCCTGAGCTACATCGAGGTCGAGCCACTTGGTGCGGATCACATACCGGGCGTCGGACAAATCATATTCCGTGGCCGCGCTGTCCCACAGCATGTTGCGCCACGATTCGTAACGGGAGAATAGCGGCTCGCCCTCGTCGTCACCCTGATAGCCATCCTCCATCCAACCCAGACCAACCTTGGCCGAATCCTCGAATGAGCGGCTGACGTGAAATCCTGTGCGGTTGACGTCTGAGAGATACTTGAGCAGCTCGGACTTGCGCTGCGCGGGTTTCCCTTCTTCCTTGCGGCGGGGCAAAACCTTGAAATCGGTGCGTGCGCGCTTCTCGGTACCAATGACCCAATCGACGGTAACGGCGGTAACGTTGAAGACGAGAGCGGATTGCCCGCGGTCGTTCAGCACCTTGGTTTGCTCTTCGGTCCACTGGATATTGTCGTACATGTCCGCATCGACGGCCATATCGTGGCGGTTCTCGGACTGACGATCTAGCTCGCGGGTGTAGAAACCCAGAAGCCTCTTGTGGAGCTGGGTGTTGCGGCTGTTATCCAGCGCGTTACCCGCTTGTGGTCGGCTCGACGCCGGCGTGTCTGCCGGAATGGGCGATTCGTATCGCTTCTTCCTCACTGAACCGTCGTCAGCGTCGAGTGAAAACATTCTATTCCCTTATTTCAGCTTCGATGGTTCGCCCGGTAGTGGGGTCACGCATGGTGACTTCGGCCACGGTCTGCTGATCGTCAGTCGGGTATGGGGGAATAGACAGGAGGTCGCCCAAGTGGTCAGCGATAAACATCGCTATCCGGATCACGGTGCGACGGTCATGAGCGTTAAGGCCAAGGGTACTTGCGAACTGGTATGCCGTGTGAGCGGCTTGGGCAGGGTCGCCGACTTCCTCTGACCATATCCATGCGCGGTCCATAGTGACCACACAAGGCGTCAGCCTGTCGTCATATTCCCTGTCCGCTGGAATAAGAACCATACACGGACGGAATCGATCTTCCAGCCGTATCCAAGTGCCGATAGCCATAATGCCGTCTTTGCGGAAAGTCCATACGCGCTTATTTAGATCCAGATCTGGTCCCATTTTGGTGCCTTTCACAGCGTCATTGGGTCACGCGCTCTCCGGCGTGATCCGTTGTTGGATGATGTTGGACGGATAGTCCCGCACAGGCGGCGCACCTCATCGCGGTACTGCGCTTTCTGGCGAATTGCGTCGGGTGCGTGCTGGTGGCCATTCTTCTTTGGCGTGTCGGACCAGACGCCCATGTTGGCGTTCCAAGACTTGCGGTAATTGTCGATGTGCAGGATGCCTTGCTTGCACTTCTCCTCGTCGATCACGTAATTGACGAAGTCATCCTTCAGCGCCGGAAGCCCGATAGCCATCAGATCGGGCGTTCTCGGTACGATGTGGATGTTCTGGAGCCCGAGGCCTTCTAGCATCTGCCGCGGTGTCTCGATCACAATGGCTCCTGGTCGGCGCTGGTCGCCATCGTGCGGCAGGAAGTGGTGACCCCAGACGAAACCACGCTTTTGCATTTCGGCGATGACATAGCTGTACGGCTCGCCGCTGCACTCGAGGTAATCGATGAAGTGGTCCATCATGCCGAAAGACTGGTGGAACCACACGGCGATATCGTCATCTACGCCCAAGTCCCAGAACGTGTTGACCGGCAGTTCTGGCCGCCACGGCACTCGGGTAATGCGGCCTTCAGCCCGTGCCCGTGTCATTTGCTTGGCGAGGATGACGCCCTCGGTGGAAACCTTGAACGCTTCTTCGACGGTTGATGGATATTCCTGCCACATCATCTCGTCGTCGTCGGAATAGTCGTTCAGCCGGGTGGCGACGTACCAAGCGCGTTTGCGTTCTGATATCTCCCGGCCAATCTCCCGCTCGAGCTCGTCAAAATACTTATCGTCCTTCGGCGTGATGATGATGCCGTCCGGGTCGATCTCATACTCTGGTGCATCCCACCAAGACGCGAAGTGCATGCGGTACTGAAGGCGCGACAGGCGCTTGCCGGCATCAGCGTTGGCCTTGGCTTCCATGACCATCTTGTAGTAGGCGCCATCGCGGCCCTTGGCCGTGCTTTCGATGAAGGTGATGCCCTGCCCCGCGGCGGCCAGCGCACCGGTAACGATCTTCTCCGCCTTCAACGGCGATTCGAAACAGATGATGCCGAACTCGGAAACGTGCAGCCAGTTGAGCGTGTCACCACGGGCTGAGGTCGAAACCTGAATTGAGGAGCCGTTGCTGAAGATCTTCTCTTCGGTGTTGTCCACCTTGATCAGCCGCTCGGCTTTGATGAAATCCGGCAACCGAGCATAAGCAAACTCGATCTTGTTGCGCATGATCTTGCTGGCGGTGAACTGGTCCTGCGCAATGATCGCTGCCCGCTGGTTCTCATTGAACAGGCACGCATCCAACAAGAGCAGCTGGATTACTGTCGAGAAGCCGCGCTGGCGGGCTTTCGGCACGATGTTCCGGTGCCAGATGCGCTTTAGAAACTTCTCCTGCGCCTCATTGGGCTTGAAGAGAACGGTCTGCCCGTCTTTGTCGAGGATGTAGTAGAGATTGCGGATGCGCCAATTCGGATCTTTGAGGTTCTCGAGGAACTGCTCTTCCGTCATACCGGCGAGATGCTCATACATTATCGGTCATCGCCCTCGGGTTCTTCAACTGGCTGGAAAGTGTTGGCCGGTTTGTCATCCTCGACGGGCACGAACGTGCTGCTGCCCAGCTTGGACAGGAAGGAACCGAGCGGGCTGTCCTTCGGGACATCGTGCTTGATGTGCTGAACTGCGCGCCACTTGTCTGGGTCGCGGTTTTGCAGCCACCACATGCCCGCCTTAACGTCAGGCGGCACATGCTCGATGATCTCGACGCGCTGGGGTTCACCTTCGACGACGACGATCTTCTCGCTATCGAAGCTGTAACCAGTGGCGCGCTGATATATGCTTTTCTCGACACGCTTGTCGGCCACATCCTTGCCCAGCTCAAGCGCTTCCCTGAACTCGGGGTATTCGAGCTTCCACCGATGAATGGTGCGGATGCTGACCTCGAATGCCTGGGCGATCTCGAGATCCGTAGCGCCGAGGCCTGCGAGCTGCTTTGCGATGGCGATGTTGCGTTCATCCCAAGACGTTGGACGTCCGCCGTAATTGCGCGGATCTGAGCGGAACGCTGCGCCGAACTCTGGGTGCTCTTCCTTCCACCACTCCATCGTCTCACGCTCGATGCCGATGACGTGAGCGATCTCGTCTTCCGACACCTTTGCGAGGAACATCGTGCGGGCCAGACCGATGAAATGCTTCTGATACCGGACTTCCTTCGGCTCAGGCGCTTCCTCGAACTTCGAGCGCACATCGGCCTTGGTCTTGCGGGGCTTAGGCTTGGCCTTCGGCTTCGTAACCTTGCCGGTCTGAGCCTTCGACGACACCGGTGCCGACCTCGTCCCAGATTTCGGCTTTAGGGGTGACAAAACTTCGCTGGATTTCGATGGCTTCTTCACCATTGGCGACCTCCGCGTCTCGCTCGTCCAGCGGCAAGCGCAGCAGCAGCACCAGATCCCGTTCTGCGATCCAGACTTTCAATCAGCCGATGATTTGTAAGCGGGTGTGGTTGGACCACAGACGGATGGCCCAAGACTTCTCTCGGCCAATGCGTATCCTCATCTACCGTTGGAGGATTAATTGTTATATATGGTACTGGCTCTGGTATTACAGCGCAATTGTCGAGCAATTGCTTAATGGCTTTGCTGTTTTTGTTGGGTTTTTCCCGGTCGATAGGCTGATTATCTTTTCGTTTCGTTCCACTTTCAGCTCGTTTTCGCGAGATATTCAGCGAGTTTTGTATCTCAGTTTCGGCCCGGTGGTTGCTCAATTTTCCGCCTGCGGTGATGAAGATTTTGCGCAGCGCGATGAGCTCGTCGAGCAGAGCTTTGGCCTTCCGAAGCGAGCAGTTCAGCTCACCAGCTAGCCAGCGTTCATTGCGCTCGATGGGCCCGCCCTCGTCGTAGATCAGGTCAAGGATGGTCGTGTAGGCACCACGCTGCTCGAGCGTGAGCTTGCGGTATCCTTGAAGCGCGTCGCCATGGTACCGACGATGATAAGGCATGGTACGACGGCTCATGCTGGCGTCCCTTCTGAGTGCAGTGCGAGTGTTGAGATGAATTGGGTGACGTGGGGATCGGTCATGGCTGCCCCCTGCTCGTCTGCTGGGCCCACGCAATGGCCTCGTCGCGGCTATGCAGCGTGACGACGGCAGAGCCGCGCCATTGGTCCGCAAATGCTTGCTGATTGTCGTTGAGGGCCTTGCCGTACCCTTTGTGCCCCGTCTTCACCTCTACGAGGTGCGTCTTCCCGCGAAAGCCAACGAGGAGATCAATCGGCTCATTGAGAGAGAACACGGACATGCCGAACGCCTCGAGCGCAGCGCGGATCTCAGGTTCTGCAACATCGCGCTTCGCCGCTCGGCGGACCATCGTGGTGCCGGTCTTAGCCTTGCGTTGTTTCCTGAACTGGGCGGATGTGACGGGCTTCATGTTAGCATCACCTCGCTATAGCGCCCGGCCCCTTTCCGATAATCGTGCACATGGTTCGCCAACGTCTGGTAGGTTGCCTCGAAATCCTGCGAGTGAAGCAACCCCACCCCGCCCTCATCTTCCCAAGCGGCTATGTTGCGCTTGTAATCGTCGATGAGGATGTCGCCCGGCGAATGCATGAACAGCGGCTTATTGCGGCCACCCATGACCGGCAGTATCTGGCATGTCGATGAAAGATGCTCGCGCACCCAGCCGCGTTTCTGCCGCGCAACGTCCTGATAGTTGGACCATGGGCAAGCTGTCAGGATGATGGGGTTCATCCACGAAATGCTGTGGAAGAAGGCCTTGGCGCCCGCGAATATCGGCATGCCCCGGAAATATGCGGGATACGCGTTGATGGTTCGCCACATCTCTTCCTCGGGAATTACCCGATGATCAGTACCGAATAGCGCAGGGAAATGGCCGTCGAAGTCAGCCATGACGCCGTCTAGATCGAGATAGATGGTAGGATGGGACCGAAGGTTCATTATGCCAAGAGCCTCCGCGGCACCGCGCCACGCTCGGCTCTAGAACCGATGCCGACTGATTTCTTGGTGTGGTAGTGGCAATACGAGCTGCCCTCATGCGTCGCGTTGGCGCAAAACAGCATGTCCGCACGCTCTCCTTTCAACGGCCAATGGCAATGATGAGGTTCGAGCTCATAAAGGCGAAGATTGAGCGGCGACGGCACAGGGATGGACGGCACCGGCTCGGCAGTAACAACAGGAGGCGGGGCAGGCTTTATCTTGGGCGCTGCGAATGCCATGCCGTTTGCGGCCAGCAGCGCAGATGGACGTTTGGGCTTGGCGCGAGGCTCTACAGGCGCGGGCTTAGGCTTCCGCGGTGCACTCGGCTTGGCGGCATCTGCCATAACCTTCGCCATCTCTCTACCGGGCCTACCGGATAGCGGTACCGACGCGACCATATCCGGGTGCCGGTTATAGAACGAGATGACAGAGCTGCGGGTGATGATCTGAGCGTATTTCCTGCTCAGAGCAGCCGCTATGGCTGCGCCGGTACCGATTGTCGTCGGGTGCACTTCGATGATTGCAGCGCTACGCGCCTCTGCGGACAGGGTTCTCCATCGCGTCTTCATGGCTATTCCATCCCCAGGGCGGCCATGTAGGTCTGCAAGATCGTCTCTTCTTCGATGCGCTCGTTGGCATCCTTCTTGCGCAAGCGAATGATGGTGCGGATCGCAACAGTGTCGTAACCCCGGCTCTTTGCCTCTCCCATTACGTCTTTGATGTCGCCCCCGATTGCTGCCTTCTCTTCCTCTAGTCGCTCAACGCGTTCGATGAACTGGCGCAGCTCGGCAGCGGCCACGGTCTCAAGCGTAGCCTCGCCTGTCTCGTCACGGTCAAATGCCTCGATCTGGCCCGGCAGCGGCGGGTTTTGAGCTTTGTTCTTCGCCGTGTTGGTTATGGCGCGAGCCGCTTTCTTCAACACACCTGTTTGCCCGACTTCGATAGTGAATGTAGTCACCCTTCAACCCCTTCGATGCTGTCCCGCGTCAATTGACGCGCGGTTGCCCGGCGCGCGATGCGCCAAGATTTGCTTTTCAGTTCGTTTTCAGAAAGGAGCTTCAAGTTGCCGGTGTCCCTGACCCGAGGAAGAAGGACGGTAACAACCACTCCTCCGGGCTGAGCAATGACGGCGGCGAATGCGCGGTTATCGAAACTCTTAACTCCGAATTTCGCCGCGGCAGCGAGGCCCTTGGTCCAGATCAGCGCCCTGAGGGCGTCAATCGTTGTTCCCGCCGCGTCAGCCAGAGCAACTGCCCTCGCCTTCTCGGTCGCAAAGTCCTGCTGGACATCGATATTCAGGATGCGCTGCACGTAACGCGAAACAGCGTGGTAACTCACGCGCTCTGGATCATCCCCCGCGGTCTGCTGCACTGTGTTCTCCCTTAAGCAGATCGTCTGCCTGAACCAGTGCAGCCAACTGTTTCCGTGCTGACGCGATTTCATGATCGGGGCGCTTGGTGCGACCTTCTGAGAATTTGTCGATCCACCAGATTTTGGAGCGGATCATGTCTTTGAGGCTCGACCGGATCTGGACAACGGTAAGCGACGGGGTTCGGGCAGCATGTGCCTTCTCCGCGACGATCCTGTCTTCCGCGGCGCGAACCAGTCCCCCGACTGATGTCTTCTCGGTCACCATCAGGCCACCTCTCCGAACTTGGCACGTTCGCTTTGGAGCCTGCTAATCTGCTCGTCGATCTCCCGACGGCGCTGTTGCTTTGCAGCGTCATCGACCCATTCCGGGGCTTCATCGAAACACGCGGCCAAGAGCGACGGGCCGAACGCGGCGATGAGGATTGAAAAGTGCTGCACCGATGGCTGTGAGCGGCGGTGCAGCCAGTTTTCGACACTGGCGGCAGGTATTCCCGTTTGCGCCTCGACGTGGTGTGTCGTTGCTCGCGGGAAAGATCTTTTCAGCCAGGTAACGAGGCCCGTCACATCGAATTGGACTGCGGCCACTTGCCCGCAACGTTGCGGGAATTTTCCTGCGGAACCGCCGCTACGCTTCGGTGCAATATCGAAACGTAGAGGTTCTTCCTCGGCAAAGCCGAAGACGCCTCTAGAAAGAGGAACAACGGAGGCGGTGCGGTGCGACGGCAGGGCAATCAGGCGACTTTCAGTGCGGACAGGAGCCGCGATCATGGCCTGCCGTGCGTTCCGCAGGAACTGGCAAAGGAGTGGAAGAATGCCCGAAGCAGACGCTGAACCTTGTGCTTCGGGGCCTCGGGAAACCTTTGAATTGAGGTTCGCCGGGGATGCTGAGAACTGGATGACGGTCACTTGCGCCTCATCTTCGTTGCGAACTGGTTGGGTGCGAAGACATTGCGCGGACGGTGGCGGTGGCGACCCTCGACGACGTCCTGCGCCAATTCGTCAAAATCGGTCACAAGAGAGGCAATGCATGGCAGCGAACTTACTTGGATCGGACCGGATGGACCGGCGCGCAATTCGGCAATCAGGTCAGCGCTCATCGGTAGGTTCACGGGAGCAAGAAAAAGGGCGGTCCTCACGAAACGCCCTCCGGCACCGGCTTGCGCACAGGAACATTGCGCTTCAGCCGCTCGGCCTCGATGAACGAAACGACTTTTACGCCAGTGTCCTGATAGACTTTGCCGCCGTTGCGGAGCCTGCCGACGAGCTCGGAGTTTCCCACGGCGCATTTGCCGAAATAGGATTCACCCATTCCCGTGTCGTGCAGGAAAGCATCAATTTTCGAGAGGAGCTGAGAGGTTTGTTCGGTCATCATGACGCAAATATATCCTCTATAGAGGACACGTCAACCATCCACTATCAAGGACGTGCAGAAATATCCGAAATAGAGGATATTGCTCGCATGAAAAGTGCGGATTGGAGAGCGCGTCTTCGCGACGCATTGGCCGAGCGCGGCATGTCCGCGCGCGAGGCATCGTTAGCTGCGGGCAAAGGTCCGGGCTACATTCATTCGATTTTGAAGGACGGCAAAGACCCCACCGTGGATAACCTAGTCGCGGTTTGCGAGGTGCTCAACGTCAGCCTATCACAGATTATTTACGGGATAGACGTTTCCGCTGAGACGGCGGAGATACTTTCTCTCCTCGAAGGCTCGCCCGAGATGCGGGACGGCATTCTAAAGATCCTTCGGAACACGCCGCGCTCTTAAATTCATCGATACATTTGCGCTTCTGCTCATCGGAAAGCCAACTCAGTGCCTCTATCAACTCAGAAACGCGCATAAAATTTCCATCCTTTACCTGGCGAGATGATGGAACATAACGAGAACATAATCAAGACGCGAAACAACGGCTATTAACAGATGGTAAACACACTTAGGATTGTAACAGCCCTTCTGCCCTTGCTCACCTTTGCTCCATCGGGCGCGTCTGCACTTGATTTTAAGATCGTCGAGCATCAGTCATCATCTAGGTACATCAGTGCATCTGGTACAATTTCGGTAGGGGATGCTGCGGTGTTGCGAGGTCTATTGCAGACCGAGGGCAAACGAACGGTTGTTGTGCTCAACTCTGACGGCGGCGCGGTCACAGAGGCATTGAAGATCGGGAGAGATCTGCGGCGGAACGACGTTGACACCTTTATCCCCAGCGACGCGCACTGTCTGTCGGCATGCATCCTAGCTTTTGTCGGCGGGGCTCACAGAACAGTTGCCGACACCGGGGCGCTAGGATCGCATCAGTTCTATTGGCCAGCCGGAGAAGCCCCAGCTGGTGACGAAGCGACATTCCTCACCCAGCAACTATCCGCCAACGTCTTACGGCACTTCCTTGCCCTCGACGTGGACCCGGAAGCGCTGACCATGATCATGGATACCCCGCCCAGCAAGATGCTCGTATTCAGTCCGGCTCTGCTCAAGCGCTTCAGGCTTGTGGGAACCGGAACGGCAAAATTGCCAGCGGTCTCGCCCGAAGGTGAGAAGCGCGTCGATTGCCCGTTCCCTGAATCGTTCATCAATAGCGATCCGCTGAACCTCTACCCAGCCTGTAAGCGCTAAAATCTCCTCTATAGAGAATACACAGCTTGACATATCCTCTATAGCGGATATTCTCACCTCCATCGAAGGTTGCTTCGCCGCAACCGGATTTACCGATGGAGATGACATATGCGGAACCTGCTTGCATTTGCGGGAGCGATATCGCTCGCCCTGATTTTCAGCATTAACGATGACGGCTATGTCCGTTGCTCGCAGGTAGCGTCGCTTCAGACGTGCCACAGCGCTTTGAATCGCTGAGGTGCTGCCATGATGATGTGGACCTGCACGAATTGCGGCGCTGTTGAGCGTCTTACCATTTATCCCGACTGCTGCTCATCTTGCGGTGGCGCTATGATCTGTGACGATGGCCGCACCACGCACGGGGCCAACGACGCTGACATCACTGAGTGTCACGAGCTGCTCGACGCAGCGGGGGAAGGCGATGCGACGGCGCATGTCATTCTCTGGCAGGAACGCGCCCCGACGTACTACTACAGCCCCGAGATGATCGCGGATCTCGCCCTCCAGAATCGCATCGACATGATGCAGGCCATCTATGGAGTGGCGGCATGACGCTCACATTGAGAGATCGCGCCGACGTCGCGCTCCACGCCGCCGCTGATGTCGCTCCGGCACCGGATGCGGTGAAGCACATCGCATTCAAGGCGATGCGCGCGTTGTACCCTGACGAAAGCGGCTCGCTTCTGGGTTTGGTCCTGTCTTACCCTGCCCCCAACATGGCTGAAGGAATGTCTGCGCTTTATCACGGCATCGGCATTTTCGGCGAGCTTGAGATCGACCATGTCATCGGGGCCATCGTCGCACCGGCCTATGGCGAAAGAGCGCACTGAGGTGGCTAAGCGATCCGATTTCCTTCGCAGTAAGCACGACATGTATTTGTCCCCCTACGAGGCCGCCTTACCGCTGCGGCCCTTCCTGCAGGGCGTTGGTACATTCTCCGAACCGTGCTGCGCGAACGGACGCCTGATCCGATGGATCGAGAGCTTTGGCCCGACCTGCACCCACAATGGTGACGTTCAGCTTGGCATTGATGCATTGGTAGACCCATGGCTGCTGCGCAACCGCGTCGATGCGATCATCACCAACCCGCCTTACACCTGGTCGATCTTGAAGGCGATGATTGAGCGGTTCATGCGGATCGCGCCTACGTGGTTGCTGCTCGAGGCGGACTTCAAATACAATCTGCAAGCCCGTCAGTTCATGACGCATTGCAGCGACGTCGTTCCTATTGGTCGCGTGCGCTGGTTCGCCGACACCCAGCACGACAGCAAAGATAACTACGCCTGGTACCGGTTCGACATTCAGCACCGGCGCGGCCCTGTGTTCCATCCAATGCAAGTCATCGACAAGCGGCGCATCAGGAAGCTGGCGCGCCCGGAAATCGAATATCCGGAGATCGAACGTGCTGCATAGCTTCCTCAACCTTCCCGCCCCGCTGCTCGTCATCGGTGCCGGCCTTATCGCTGGCGGGATCTATTCGCTTGGCCTTGGCGCGGGGACGCTTCACCGCGAAATGGACCGGCGGCGGACCGCTCGCCTGACCCACGAAATCCGAAACAGCATCGCCCGCTACGACGCCATGATGGCTCAGGCGGAACGTGACTACGCCGCCCGCATGGGCTTAACCCAAGGAGACTGCAATGCTTGATACCGCCCAACACACCAAGAAACCCAACCCGGTTGATACCCACGTTGGCACGAAGATCCGTGCCCGCCGTGCGGTGATCGGAATGAGCCAAGAGAAACTGGGTGCGGCGCTGGGCATCACGTTCCAGCAGGTCCAGAAGTACGAAAAGGGCACCAACCGGGTCGGCGCCAGCCGTCTGCATCGCATCGCGGAGGTTCTCTCGGTGTCGCCGAGCTACTTCTTCGAGGGCTCACCAAGCCACGGGGTGACGGAGAGCGACGGCAAGCAGGACGATCTTACGACGTTCATGCAGCGTGCCGACGGCGTCCGACTTGCCAAACTGTGGCTGCGGGTCGGCGACAGCGAAGCCCGGCGCAAGCTTCTCGGCGTGATCGAGCTCGTCGCCAACAGCAGTTGTAACGGCGATAATTCATCTCAAACCTGAGGACTTCTCATGAAGCCATTGTTTTTAATGGCTTCCCATGAGCTGGCCCGCTCCGGTTACCTCGCCTGCACTTTGGGCGGGGTTTCCCGAACAGGTCTTATGGAGATTGTTATGATTGAGACGAACACAGCGACTGCCATTCCCCCGCGCCCGAAGTACTGGGACGATGCAGTAAGAGAGCTGGCCGTAGACGGCATAATCGGACTTGTCGCCGAGTGGATCGAGACTAATAGCCAGTTTGAGCAGAAGGCGCTGAAAGAAGCATTGCTCCGGTGCTTGGACACCAATGCTTACACCTACGCAAGCAATTTGGAGCAACGCTACGGCTGGGCTCCTGATGCCGGTCTGGTTTGCGTGCTCGACCAACTAACCCTTGTTCGGGCGCATGAGGAAGTCGTTAAGGCGTGGGTGACGTACCACGGTGTGAAAGTCCCGTTCAAAGAAGGGGACCGGGTATGCGCTCCCACGATCAAATCGGGCACGATCCAGCGCGTCCTATCCTCAACGGCTCGTATCGGCATCAAAAGCGACGAGGATGCTGAGAACTCAAACACTATGGTTAGGGTTATCGACTTTGAAGACGCCACACCGATCCTCGGGACCATCGGCACGGCACCGGCAGCAGAAGGCGGTGCATCATGAACGATGCGGACCTGAAAAAGCGTTGGGCCGATGCTCAAGCAATTGTCGATGCGTTGGACGAACAGCGTTACGAGCTCGTCAGGCAGACCGAGAAGGAATACCTGGCTGCGCTGGACGCGCTCGATGCCGTCGATAAAGAGCTTGGCGACGTTGAGTGCCTTCGCTGCAAAGGATGTCGCGCTCCTATATTCGAAGGCGATCTTTACCACGGCGGAGATACGCCGATGTGCCTCGAGTGTGCGCCTACTTACCAGTCATTGATCGACGAGCCAGAGATGTTCTTGGACGAAGAACGCGACCACGCGGACCCCGATAGGCTTCGTGCGGAGTACGACGCGCATCTCGCTGCTGGCGGCAGCCCAGACGACAAGCTGGTGTCCGCCCATGGTTGAGCGCCCCATTCTCTTTAATGGCGCCATGGTGAATGCGCTTCTTGCTGGCCGGAAGACACAGACGCGGCGGCTATTGCCCAATAGCGAAACCCTCATACAGGTTCGGCGTCCTGATGACGCGACGTGGGAGTTTCTCTTTAACGGCGTGCCGGAAGGCCCGCTGGCAGTTCCGCCTCGCATTACCGTTGGCGATCGCATGTATGTCTGCGAAACCCATTTTCGGTTCGGCCACTGGGAACCCAAGGGCAGTGCCCGCACAAAGGGCGGAAAGCAGAAGTGGCACTTCGTTGAGGATTCGGCGGATGTGCTGTTCGATGCTCCATTCGCGTTTCGCCTCGGGATGCACAACTCAGATCCGGCCACCCCGGCGTGGCATAAGCGTATGGGCCGCTTCATGTTCAAGAAGCACTCCCGCCTTACCCTTCAAATTACAGGGGTTCGGATCGAGCGGCTGAGAGACATCTCATACGACGATGCCAAGGCCGAAGGGCTCCTTAAGCTGAAGGCAACTGGCCGCTACGTCGTGAGCCAGGGCGATCAGTATTTCGGCAACGCGTCGCTTAAACCAACAGAGGTGTTTTCGTGGCTCTGGGACAGCATTAACCCGGGTAATCCATGGGCCTCAAATCCGTGGGTGGTTGTCTACACCTTCGTCACGATCAACGCGAACATTGATCAGGTGGCGGCATGAGAGCTCAATCGCACTTCGATATGCAGCCGCGGCGGAATCGGCGCTTGATCCTGCGCGACGAGGGCATTGCTCGCCGATCAGGCAAATGGTCGGCATGGGAAACCCTTCACTTCCCCCGCGGCAGCGTCTCACCACACGGCTGGACCGCTGAGTTTACCAAGGCTCATCGCAACAACGTTTTCAGCATCCTTGACCGCACCCTGCCCGACGGCACGCGCCACCTCGGCATCACTTCACTATCCGGCGTCCGCCCGACTTGGCCCGAGATGCAACGGATCAAAGACGAGATCGCGGGGCCGGACGCCACGGCTGTCGAGGTCTATCCGCCCAAGGCTGAAATCATCGATGCCGCCGACATGTACCACCTGTGGGTGCTTCCAGCGCCCCTGCCTTTCTCCCTTTTCGGAAGGACAAGCGACAGATGAAGCCCTCCCTTTTGCATATCCTTCAACACTCCCTTGGCCTCGACGAATACGGGCGCGGCACGTTTTATCGCAACCACTTCGTCACCGGCGAAGCTAGCAAGGATCACGCCGACTGCTTGGCGCTAGTCGATGCTGGATTTATGGGCATTCGCAAGAGCCATCCGCTAGCTGGCGGTGATGATGCTTTTTGGGTCACCGAAGACGGTAAGCGCGCAGTACGGGAGTATAGCCCGAAGCCTCCCACACTCACACGCGGACAGCAGCGCTATCAGGCTTGGCTCGACTACGACGGTGGCATGTCCTTCATCGAGTACTTGAAATGGAAGTCTCACCAGCGCCAGCAGATGAGGGATTTGGCATGAGCACAGTAACTATGACCCTCAATTCCTTCCGTGCAGCCCTCAAAGCGCAGGGAGTTTCCTCCCGGGATCACAACGCGTTCAAATGCCCGATGTGCGCCACAGTCCAATCAATGCACTCGTTCCGAGCTGTCGGAGTGGATGCCAACGAAGCTGAGAAGCAAATTGGATTTTCGTGCATAGGCCGACATACGGGCGCAGGGTCGCCACGGAAAGCCCCCGACGGGAAGCCGTGCAACTGGACCCTCGGAGGTCTTTTCCGGCTTCACAAGCTCGAAGTGACTGACGATGACGGCAAGGCGCATCCATTCTTCGAAATCGCTTCTCCAGAAGAGGCTCGAACACTCGAAGCATTGGAGCCTACCAATGGCTGAAACCTCCGCCATCGAGTGGTGCGACGCCACCGTGAATTTCTGGTGGGGCTGCACCAAAGTCTCTCCCGGCTGCGATCATTGCTATGCCGAGACGTGGAACAAGTTTCGCGGCACCGGCGAATGGGGCCTAAACGCCCCGCGCCGGAAGATCAACGGCGCTGTAGCACTATTGAAGAAGCTGAACCGCAAGTCCGCCACGACGTTCTTCAGCGAGCACGAACGCCCGATCCGCGTATTTATGCAATCTATGTCCGACACCTTCGATAACGAGGTGGACGATGCTTGGCGCGCGGAGCTCTTCGCGGAAGCGGCGGACGCACGCTGGGTCAATATCATCCTCCTGACGAAGCGCGGCGTGAACGTTGCAAAGATGGTGCCGGCGTCATGGCTCGATAACTGGCCGAAACACATCGGCCTGATGTTCTCGGTCACGTCACAGCGCGAAGCAGATCGGGACACACCCCGGCTTATCGACCTGAAGCAGCGCCTCGGCCTGCCATGGATCGGGTTAAGCTTGGAACCGCTGCTCGAGCGCACCAGGCTGAAAGCGGAATGGCTGGACCATATCGACTGGGTCATTGTCGGCGGCGAGAGCGGTCCCGATGCACGGCCTATGCACCCCGAGTGGCTGGACGATATCAAGAACGCCTGCACGCTGCGCAGCTATCCACGCAAGCCTGTGCCCCTGCTGTTCAAGCAATGGGGCGAGTGGGTGCCGCAAGACATGTTTCGCAAAATGGATCATGCGCGGAATTCCAAGTCTTATCGGACTGTTGATCTGCGCCGCGACGGAAACGCGTTCTCTATCACCAATCTCGGCACAGTCACCATGGTTCGCGTGGGCAAGAAGGCTGCTGGCCGGGAAATGTACGGCACCGAATATCTCCAATTTCCAAAGGCGCTGTCATGACCAACCCAGGGCTTAATTATCGCTTCACCGAGCGCCGGTCAGCATACGCAAATTTCGTTGCCTACCTCGAGTACCTAAACGCCGAGCAAGCGGAGAATAGAGCCACACGGCGCTGTATCGTTCGCATTGTTAAGGTGCGCGGCTGTGATGGCGAGATATCCGCGAAAGAGGGCTGGCGCATGTATTGCCAGTGCAAGCCCCACATGATTGGCCGCGAAGGCAAAGGTGGCCTGTGATGCCTGAGCGCCTCGTCGCGTCGATGGTCCAATGTTTCACGCACCGATGAATCCGGCGACCCCGACGACGCCTATTTCGACAGCGGTATGTGGGCCGCTGTTCGTGAGCGCGAAGACAAAATCGCGGCGCTCAGTGCCGAATGCGAACGCCTGCAGGCGCTGGTTCATGTTCCGGACCGATCACCACTGAGGTCAAATTGACGATCTGAAGGATTGATAGTCACAATCAGAAAGCCAATGATCCGAAGCTTTTCAATTATCGGATTGATCTCTGACAGCTTTGGTACGTAGACATTTAGGAAGACCCTCGATCCTTCCGTTTTCCAACCCAGACTTTCAACCGTTCCGAGCGCTCGATGAATTGCTTCATCCACGGGTTCGCTCAACTGCGACGAATCCAGTACAATTTCAATGTGAGCGGGCATATCCTGAGCAAGGATTTCGGAGACACTAGTTGAAGTGTAATAGGGTTTGTTAGCTTTAAGTTTAGACAGAAAGGAGTCTGCGGGGCCGACAGGCCGCTTGCGCTTCAGCAAGGCGAGATCCTGTTTCACACTTTCCAATTCATGCAATAATAGCTTGTCGATTGAGGTTGCAGATTTTTCGATCTGCTGAAAATTGATAGCCTTGGTCACAGGATTGTCAGGCAAATGCTCCGGCGCTGTTGCTTCCCTAGTGGCTTCTTCTAGCTGCCTCCGGGCCTCTAACAAGTGGCTGTGCTGCTGCCAGCTGAACTCAATGGCCCGATAGGGCTTAACATCGAAAGGAATTTCAGTGCCGGCCACGAACATGTGTATCGTAGGCTTTCTGGTCATATGCCTGATACCCATTTCGTAAAACGCGTTCGCGTTCAACAAGCTCATGTCACATATCACAAGATCCGCATCTAGTAGATGGTTGATCATCTGTGTATCGATCATCCCGGGCGTCGTTATCTTGTCGGAGCGGGTGATTTTAAATTCTGGGAAATGCTCTAAAAAAGTCGGCACGATTATGCCGTCGAGCAACCAATCTGCATGGATACGGCTTTGAGAATTCGCTGCCCCGATCGGACCTACAACGAAACAGTTCTTCTGGCCTGACTTCGCTTCAATATTCATCTTCAACCACTCGTTCAGCGCGATATCTCCTAGCATCTTCTAGCATCGACATCTGCGGCCAGCTAATATTCATTCTTTCTAGACGTCACATGTGACAGGAGGCTAAGGAATGGACTGTTCTGCCTTTACCAAAAACACAATGGTGGATGCTGTCATGTGAAGGACATAACCAGCGATGTGGTCAGGAACGGTGGTGAGTTCGACACCCTGTCCATGAGCACTATTCTTATTTCTAGGGGTTGGAACTGCACTCTCTAACAGCGTCCGCAGACCCGCCATTGCATTTTGCCAGTAAGACGGGATCAGTTGGTGGTCGTATAGAGCCGCAATAAGCTTGCTAGCGGGGTCACTGGGGTTATGCTCCCAACCTCGTTTCGCCAGGATGACTTTCATCGTGCTCTCAAAGGCTTTGGCAGCTTCTGTCACGGCTTCTTTGTTCTTACCCCTTCGATAGTGCTCGTATGCTGTTCGAAACTCTTGCTCGGGACCTTGGTATCGCTTTTCACGTAACAGCTCCAGTGCGGGTTTTACCGCCTCGGCATGAACTAATTCCGTGTCAATGCGAATGATTTCACCGTCATATTCGTAACCGAGCCCCGCAGCTTTCATTCGAGTGTTGATCTCAGAAATAGCTTCTTTTGCTTTATACTCAGCGCTTCGATCATGGCGATATCCAGTTTTTGAAACCATGTTCTCTATTAGGCGACATATAAGTTCGACTGCTCTTAAAGTCTTTTCGACATCTTTCTCAAATAGTATGAAATCGAAAAGCTCCTTTTGCTTGTCTTCGTAACCTCGGTTATCGGTAGGAGGCAGGCTGAAGACACCAAACTCCTTCCGCAGAGTATTAACTATCATCTCGTACGCCCGTCGCACATTCTGACCAGGCTCAAAGTCACTCATGAACTCATCGCGAGAACCTAGAACCTCTGTGGCTATTGTAATTACTTGGACGCGAAGCTCTCTAGGCAAATCATTGTAAATGTAAACGTCGGGAACATCGCCCCTCAGCGTCTTTTGTCGTTGCCAAAACGTATCGAAAGTACCCATTGCTCACCCCAAAAGACATAACTTGATTAGAGATATAACTTCTGTTCTTTGGAAATCAATCACAGGTAGTCGGAAGGATTCACATTTCAGCCACCCCTAGCGCGCGCGAGCGGGATGGGATGGCAGCTCATCGCGCCTTCGACGAGTTTGACAAGTGGACAGCCACGGCGTCGCCAATGGCCTGAACGGAGCGCTCCACAAGCTCGACAGGGTAAATGCGGATGCCGGCGCGGAGCTGCTGAAGCGGTACCGGGAAAGGGACAAGCCATGACCGCAGAAGGAAGATGCGCCGGGTGGCGCTGCTTCCACTGCGAGGGGCTGCTCACAGATAGTCTCGAGATGACTTAAAGTTGAGTTAGCGACCTCCACTTTACCTACAGATAGAATCAATGCACAACCGATGCAGGGTTATAGCTGGAGGCTTAAAATGGGAATGCTGGAGGATGACGACTTAGATCGTCTTCGCATCGATCGGATGATTTTTCACGTTATCGGACCTGATGATACTGATCTAACTTTGATGGATGAAGTGCAGATCGGAGGCTTCGAGCAGTTCTTCCTCGAGCGTATCAGAGAAACGAATATCGGCAACCGGTTCGAATTCATTGGTCAGAATGTCGGCGTGCGGCCATCGCTAATCGCGATTCATGACAATACCGATAAATTCGTAGCGATCTCCAAAGAGATGGCGAGCAGCTTTCATAGTCAACACTCCAATGTGTCAGCGAAGAAAGGAGCATTTATTGTCGCTAAACTTTCTGGACTAATGCAGCCCGCTTTTGCGCTGATCAAATTCGACGACTTGCGTGTTCTACGCTTTCTACACGAGACCATCAAAGGTGCCGTGACAGCCACTGTGAGCGAGGTGGAAAACACCTTTCAAGAAGACAAAAAAGCTATGCAGAAATCTGCCCTTATCGTTCTGAACGACGAAGGCGGCGATTTGGCAGTGTATGATAGGACCAATCGGCGTGACGTTACCGGCTATTTCCGCGCGTTCTTAGGCGCTAAACGGCTCTACGATGGTACGCAGGCGACCGAGAGATTGTCTCAAGCGATTGGGGAGGCTTACAAACGACACATGCATGAAATGCCACAGGATGTTAAATCTAACTGGCGAACGAAGTTGTATGACACTACGAGAAATCTTAATACCCTTGATACGGAAGACATGTCCAACTTCATGGTCGGCGTGTTCGGCGATTTCGCCAACAACGATGGCTTCAAAAAAACTATCGCATCTGAACTGCAGAAATACAAAATATCCGGCGAGGCGATTGAAATTGCTCCAGCAGTCATTAGTAAGCCTTCGGTACGCCAGGTGAAAACTCGTGAGGGCATTCAGGTGAGAATCCCGGAAGGTAATGACGGCCTCGTAACAGTCGAAGAATATGAAAATGGACGAGCCACCATTACGATCCAGACCGGAAGGATTACGTCCAATGAACTCGTGGACGAAGCTACTCTTAGGCGAATTGGGTAACTGCGGTGAGACTGCCCGGCATGAAACTGAGACCCTCTACGAAGTCGAAGTAGAGAGGCTCACAGAAGACCTCTGGGACCAGCTCAAGTCGGTAAAGGCGAGAGAGGCTGAACTGTCTTTGAGGGTCCGAGTGTATACAGACCCCTCCGACGAGCAGAACCTCCTAGATTACAGTGAAGTGCCCGCGAGTTCGCGGCTCACTCTGGCTATATCGAAAGGTCCTGTCGATAAGAGCCTCCGTTTTTTTGAACGCAAGTTTTTGCTTGAAAATGTTGCTGCTACTCCTGAAATCCTAGAGCGATCAAGCACTGTGTTTGTCGCGGACATTGATGTTGGGCCAACTTCGCTAGGGCAAAGAACGTTGCCCTGGCGTGATCCACTCGACGCGAGCGTATTCTCTCCTGAAGAAGCAAAATCTCCAAGACTCGTTGTGAACGATGCGTCAGGGCGAGGAGTGGTTCCACAGCGAATCAGCCCGTGGTTGACACGCGAAAGCGACCTGAACTTGATGTGGGAGTTTTACGGACCTACAGCGTCAAGGCGGCTGTCTATGGTGCTCCCAACAGCATTAATAGAGGACGAAGCTCGCGCGCTGATGGCGCTCACCGAAATCAAACGCAGGACGAAAATAGGTATTGAACCGCCGCAGGATGAAGTTTGGAGCAATCTTGACCTTTACAAAGAACTGAACGATTTAGCTTATTGGATATATGTCGAAGGTCAGGACACAGACAACCGGCACTCGATCGTCGCTTCGGAAATTGCACGATCTTTGCCAAAGGAAAAGCTCTGGGGAAAAGGTCTGGCTGACACGGCATCTAATACCCTTGAGACTGCGAAAATAGCGTATCGGCTTCATCTTTACGACAAGAGCGTCGATGCGCTGAAACTGATGTCAGATTTGCGGAAGGGATTAGCGGAGGACGTGAAGTCAGTTTCCGCGCAAACCACCGCACTATCCGCTGGGCTGTGGAGGGACTCGGCCGTCGCATTCGGCGGGTTAGCAATTAAAGCGGCGGGCGGCGGTACGCCCGTACTTCTACTCACCTCCGTCTACCTAGCCACAAGCTACGTTCTGAACACAAAGGCGGCTATGCAGGCGGTAACCGCTATCACGAAGAACGAGCAAATGTTCAGGCGGAAGCTCTACTTACCGATAATTCCAGAGAAAGAGTACAGCGAAATCTCTGGCGCTAGGTATGAGGAGGTCATATCTGATTTTGGGCATTACAAAACCCTTGTATTTCGGATTTACGTTACCGCCATTCTCTGCCTGACGCTCTACGCCGTTTGGTCTTCGTTTGATGTCACGTCCTGCTTCTCAAGCCATTTTGCGCGTTGGCTTGGTCGGCTTGCGATGCCCGATAGCACGAGTTTCTTTACCACAGCCTGTCTTGCGTAAAAAAGATAACGGCAGGGTACTACGTATTTGTAAATTTTCAACTTTCGTATCGTTTTAACTCCTCGCGGTCCTCCCCAGTCACCCGCAAGGTTATTCCATTGTAACCCCCATCAGATATTGCAGACCTAACTTGGTTGGTCGTGACGTCCATCTCCGCAGCGATCGAGGCAAAATAGTATTGCTGTAGTTCATTGGGATTATTTGCAACCAGTCTGTTCACATGCTCGGCGATGCGTGTTGCGACAGCAAATGCCTCGTTGTTCTTGCGCCGCAACTCAGGCTTCGCACCGGCGTAGTGCTTGAATTGCGCAGTGAATGGCAGGAAGGGCATGGGATGACTCCTAGCTAGCGGCTCAGACAACAAATGAACTCAAGCTATCCCAAACCAATCTACAAAAACAGATATTCCTCACCCATGCGTTGACACCTTCGCCCATAGTGTCGCATACTTTCCTAAGCGGACAGTTCTCGGGCCTTTTGGCCCTCAAATCCATTTTGTATTGGAGAACCGCATGTCCGACGGGCCATCAAACCTCGTTTCGCTCGACAGCTACCTGACCCTCAAAGAAGTGACGACCAATATCAAAGTCGCGACGTCCACGCTTTACCGCTGGATCGCCGACGGCAATTTTCCGAAGCCGGTCCGGCTTGGGGAGAACTGTGTGCGGTGGCGCGTGGCTGACATAAAAGCATGGCAAGACAGCCGCCATAACGGCGAGCCGGTCAAAAAAACGGGCTGA